TCGTGGTCTGGTAAAGATGTCCCCAAGCATACGAACCGCACTGCCCCGACGCATTGCCGCTGTGACAAGCTGGGCCTACAACTGTGGCCTCGGAAACTACCGCATCAGTACGTTTAAAAAGCGTATTGACGCGGGGGATTGGAACGGCGCAGCCGATGAATGCCTTAAATGGAATAAGGCTGCTGGCAGAGTCCTTCCTGGTCTCACGCGACGACGCGCTGCTGAGGCGGCGTTGATGAGGTAGGCACGCTAAAGCGCTCTTGCTTCCTTAAACAACTCCATCCGCTCGCGTGACGCACGCAGCGCGGTGTAGCGCTGGTGCAGGCGCTCCAAGATCGAGATGCGCCGAGCGCCGACACGCTCTTGATTGAGCAGGTCAAGCACCTGGTCCTCAGACATCAGCGCCAGTTCTTTGTTGAGTTTTCGCCAATTTAACTGCAATTTTGTTCTCCAGTTCCGTAATCTGTTTCCCAACGCGTGTGGCTGCGCGAGTGTGTTGACGCACAGCCTTCTCCCATTGATGGCGCTCGGCCTTAGCTGCTTTAAGTTTAGCCTGCCATAACTTAAGTCGGGAGTTCATAACGATCCTTGATAACGCGCATGATGTCCTTGGGCGTCATATTAGGTATGGCAGCGATCAAAAAGCAATCCGTCGCTACTTGTTGCGCGAATTGTCGCATCTCTTTGACGGTCATCACAGCGATTGGCAATTGCTCAGTCGCCGCGCTGCGTATCATGCCGATTAGCTCATCATCGGTCATGGCCTGGCGCCTAAGTTAAATGGGTTGTGGTACTGAAACTTAGGTGCTTTGGTCTTCTTTATCTTGTCTTTTCTTTCTGTGACGTAGTAGCCGTATGCCCACCCTAACTTCTTACAGATAGACGATTGACGCAGCATCAGTTCTCTTTCGATGATTCCTTGTTCTAGTAACGGCATCAGTGAGTTCGAGACCGACTTGGTAGTGACTCCGAGTTTCCCTGCTAGTTCCTTGAGGGTCACCGGAAACGTTCTAGTCTGCATGTATTCAAGACACGCTTGCCCTCTATCTTTCTTGGCTTGCACTCGTAATTTGTGAATACTCATCGTTGCACTCATTCATCCCTCCATGTACCGTCTTTAAATATAAAACGTGTAAACAATAACTTTTGTATCAGGGTTCACGGGTTTTTCTCTCCATGAGTAGTTGTTTAATGTGTTCTGGAACTTTTGGTAACGGTGCCCAAGCCACGGCCCAGTCAGCCCACGTGCCAACGATGCACACACCGCCGGGGTTTAGTAACAACATCTTCACACCGATGGGCGGTGGGTCTTCTTCTGGCGTGCGCCAAAACGCGTTACCAGATAAATAAGAGGTGGCTTTCTGGAACATGTTGTGATCGCCACTCATAGCTCACTCCTTGCTCTTATAGCTTCCGCACACATTCCTGCAAGACCTTTGGTGTAATACTTTTGAAAAACTTCTTGCCGCTCTTCACACACCTTCGCACACGCCTCACGCTCTTCTTGTCTAATCAACTCGGCAAAGTGCTCGATGTCACCGTGCAGGGTCAATCCGTTATCTTCTATTAACTTAAATACGTTCATTGCTCACCCCTTGCTCTGTTAATCGGTGTCGGCGAAGCAATCAGTTCACGCAGTGCGTCCATCGTTTTGTAGCGCGGATTGGCGCATTGATCAGTAGCCATTCGGCTAATCGTAGGTGTGCCGACGCCGACGTATTGGGCAATCCCTCTACGACTCCAGCCGATCATTTCAAGCGTTGCGATCATGTCTGAGGGTTTCATTGCTCACCCCTTGCTCGGATTGCTTGCGCGGCCACCTTTGTAATGTCTGACGCATATTCAGGATGTACAGCAAGCACATCACAAACCTTCGCACACGCCTCACGCTCTGCTGCTGCACCACGCGCCTCTGCTCGCTTGATGATGTGCTTTGATTCGTTGGTGATGCGGTCAGCCTCGGCTTCCTGAGCCATACGAAAGAAGTGTTCAAGCGAGGCCACAGAGAACTGCACATCGTGCGGTCCGATCGGGTACTTCGGCGCATACGCTCCAGCCTCCTTCGCCATCTTGATAATGTCGTCTCGTGTCATTGCTCACCCCTTGCTCTGATGGCTATTGCACATGCTTGCGTCCAGGCCATTTCGTGATGGTCAACCTTGCCTGTCTTGTATTCAGCGTCTACTTTCTCATCACACACCTTCGCACACGCCTCACGCTCAGCAGCAGCAACGCGGCTGTAGAAGTCTGTTATTTCGCTGATCCCCCAACGTGCTGGCTCGGTATAGTTTTCACCTGCTCTTATTAGTCCGGCTTCTTGTGCCAGTTTGATAATTTCTTCTTTGTTCATATGTCACCTCTGCGGATTAAAGCCAAGCCGACGCATTCCTAACTCGATGAGCATTGCGGCATCTTCAAGGCGGTTCTGACTACTGCTCATGCCGGTCTGCCATTCGCCACCTACGCGTTTGCCGACAATAGCCACCGTGACAATCTCTCCAGATTTGGCGTCTTCCAGCCACTGCTCAAGCATGGTTACGGCCTCAGAGTTGTCATGGGTTGTAACTTTGATAAACGGTTTGATGTTGTTTGTCATGTGTTTCCCCTTGCTCGTATGGCTGCGTCTACTTCTGCTTCAGACAAAATGTCCCATCGTTTCTTTTGGTGATTCTGGCAAATTCGGCGATACAGTTTGTCGTCAGACTTCGCTATATCGTCTGCTGTATCGATGTCGTCCAATAACATCCAAAGTCGCAATGATTTCTCACGTTCAGCAGCGGCAACAAGTGCGGCGAAGCGTGTTACAGAACCTAATGGCTTTTCGTCAGATCCGTAAGCCAATCCAGCCTCTCGTGCCATGCGGATGATGTCTTCTATGTTCATGTGTTTCCCCTTGCTCGTATGGCGGTGGCGCACTGTCTTGCACCGCTTGCCATTCCTTGATCTTCTGGATATGCAAACTTGTCCCAAAGTTCTTCGGCTCGTGATTCAACTTCTTCACACGCCTCCGCACACGCCCTACGCTCGGCGGCAGCAACCAAGGCAGCGAAGCGTTCAAGTTGAACATTTCCCGTGTAGCAAGTCCCCCATCGCGGATCAAACTCAATACCTACCTCCCGCGCCATGCGGATTATTTCTTCTCTATCCATGATTCTTCTCCTTCTTTGTTACTCCATTCTTGCCACCTTGCTGCGATGAGATCTAATAAATGTTTAAGCAGCGATTGATCTGAATCAGATAAATCATCTCTACCTGCGTACTCAAACAGCAAGTTCCATATAGCTTCGCGCTCATGCTCGGCAACAAGATATGCAAAGTATTCAAGCTGATAAAAAGCATGAACAACCCCGTTGGAATCAGCAAGCCCAGCCTCCCGCGCCATCTTGATAATGTCGTCTGGTGTCATGTGTTCTTCTCCTTCAATCGGGCTTCGATGGCTTGAATACGATCAAGAAGTCCCAGCAAAAGCATCGCCACATCATCGCGGTCAAGCGGCCCTGTGTCGCAAAGCAATTGGCGAATGTCTCGGTCGAGTTGATCCGTCATGCTCCTCCTCCGTTCTTTTCGCGCAGCAAAGTATCGATGGCTTGGTAAGTCTTTTCCCATACATGCAATCGGCGCAGTTCGTCGGCGGCTTCTCCGCATAGACCCGTGTGGCTGAATTGCACGTCAAGTTCTTCTAGCGCATCAGCCAGCACTAAGGCTTTGGGTTGTGGGTTCATGTGTTCTTCTCCTTCAAGGCTTGTTCTACAGCTCTGGCAAACATTTCAAGGGTCCACGTCATGTTGTGATAATTATCTTTTATGTTGTCGTGTTCCTCATACGTAAGCCCAACCCATTGCTTTGGTGGTGCGGTGTAGAGAGGCACTGTGTGGTGCAGGTCAGGACCTGTCCGCACTTTCATGTCAAAGTTTTGCAGGTCGAATGAATTGGCCCACGCCACTGGCTCTTTCTCATGCTTTGGTGCGTACACCAGCAAATGCTGCCAAACACGTGGATCAACAGTGTCAGCCTCAGACCCCAATCGATCAACGCAATCCATTAATTCATCGGTCAATGAACGTGCTTGTTTGCAGCAGTGCCCACACCTTGGGCATTCAAAATCTAAGTAGGAATGTGGTTTCTGGTACATGTTGTGATCGCCGCTCATGCTGCGTCTCCTCAAGTTCCTCGTGATAAACAAGACGTGTGCCGCGCTTTAAGACCTTTAGTGCTAGTTCTAAGCTTGGTCGTTGTCCAGTAGTTTCCATTCCTCACCTCCCCTCACAATCTCCTTGGCGTGTGCATACCCTGCATCCCATCCTGACCTGAATGCTTGGCCATGAGATGAACGGGTGAACGTGAATCGATCAAATGAATAGCCTTCCCCTACAGAAGACTTAGCCCACTTAACCCAATTATCAAAAGCTGGATGGTTTTCGGCAGGGCATTTCTTTCCGATGCGGCATTCACCGTGGCATGGTGGGCAGCTCATTCTTCCAATCTCCTATGATCTGATCAGGGTCGTTGGTACTTACCATGTGGTTGATTGCGTTGTAAGCCATCTTCATTTCAGCCGCAGCCAGCAGGCACTTCTCCATGGCTTCCATGTTCTTGTTGTTCTGACAATCCTCGTAGATTTCTCGTATAAGTTTCGTAGTGTTTAGTAAATGGATGGAGTAATCAATCATGGGCAAACCTTCAAATAGTCTTTGATATCACGGACGATCATATGGCCAAGCGTCTCGCCACCAGGAAATGTAATTTGACCATGGCGGGACTTGTAAACAATCTCAACAGCCTTCTCCATGCCAAGCCTGAACCCTTCATCAAACTCCATGGGTCGATCATTCATGGTGTCGATTGCACGCCTGACGTAGTCCGATGCACTCCTTGTGGCGGACATGGCACGAAGCTTAGCAATCTGATCCTCACGCAAGTAAACCTGATACGGAATCAGTTTTCGTCGGTAGCTTTCCATGTCTCGTATTCCTTGCGTAGTTCAATGAGGGTGTGCTGTGCTTCTTGGTTAGTCGCTAGCTCACTGCGTGAATCAATATTGCAAGCTTCACAAATGGACCGGGCTGCATCTTCTTCTGATACACCAAAGCACCAACCCATGTGGACGCACCAGCGTTGAAACTCTGGATCTTTAGCCAGTATTCCGGCAGTCTGGATAAATGAATTGACCTTGGGTCTGACATAAGGCTGCTCATCTTCACCAATACGAACCATGGCCACGGCATACCGAGCACCAACAAAATCCCTGACCAAGTCCTGGCTCAGATCATCTGGATGAATAGCAAGCGTAAGAAGAAACCCGTCCTTGTTTTGACGCAAGGACACCTTAACGCATTCAAAGTTAATGGGATCCACCGAATAATCTCCTAAAGAAACTGCCTATGGATTCAAGCCATGTCTGCTTGGGTGGTGGAGAAAACATAATTGCACCGGGCTTCACATCAACAGGCGCACCCTCAATTGTTGCAATACCTGCTGGCCTTGGTCGCAACGTCCTGGCAATTACCCACATGGGGCGGCGGAACTGAGCAGCAATGTCTGCATCTTTAACACCTTTAAGTCCCATGGCCATGATGGCGTTTCCCTCTGACATGCTTGGGAAACCTCTAGCCCATCCGCCGTTGATCGGTGAGAACCTATCGGCGCAATACTTGTAGGCTGTCTTCTCAGATATCTTGAGATTCTCTGCCATCTCGGAAGGGTGTAACCCCTCCCAATACAGTTGAACCAATCGAGCCTTATCTTCAGAAGACAGAAAGTAAGAAGACCGTTTTGTGCGGCGGCGACGTTTCTTTTGCATGGCTACCTCAGAACGGGATCGCGTCATCGTCAATAGGCTTGGGCGCCGGACGCTGTTCTTCATTACGCTCCCATGCCTGCTTGAGCTTGGCGCTAAAGTATTCACCGTACTGACCTTGCTTAGACCACAAGGCAATATTTATTTTTACTTCTTCACCGCTCTTTGCCTTGCGTGATATGTACGCACAGAGTTCTGCTGATAGCTCGATGTCGCCACGAAAGTCTGGCGCATTCTCTGTCTTTACCCTTGGCGTAAACAAGGCGCCTGAGTCGTAGTACTTTTTATTCACTTTGCTGCTCCTTCTATTTCGTCCTTACGGTTCTTGAATGCGGCTAACAATTCAATGTATTTGTCAGGCGCGTGCTGCTCGATACGCTTTGCGTTCTCGGCGTTGTCCTTCCAGTACTGGTTCAAGCTTTTTACAGTAGTAGATGAAGATAGGAACGTAACGTAATGATCCATAAGGAAATTTACGTTATCGTCATCTATAGGTTTGACCTGTGGCTTTGGTTCTTCTTGCTTGGGTTTCTCTGGTGGTGCAGAGTTAATTACGCCACGTGGCGTAATTACCTTGGTGGCTGCATTACCGTCATCGTCCTCTGGTGCAATGCCGCAAGCCGCCATAAGGCTGTACCGACGTGCATACGTTAATGCAGATCCATAACCTTGTGGGTCATGTTTAGCAGCAGGCACATGAAGCTTGCCGGCCGATAACATTTCTCCAGAGTCATGGACAAAGACAGTCTCAACTGTCACGCCATCTTGACACTCATGCGTCATCTGCATTAATGCGATGCCACTTTCATTCAGTGAATCAATGACCGCCTCCACACAGGCGCTGAGATCTGCGTAGCGCGAACGGAAGTGTGGGTTGCTACTGGTCTTTAGTGCGGGGCTGAAACCCTTCTGTGCCTTAACTAAGGCTGCTGCTATCTTCTGCATTTGCATCTCCTAATTGCTTACCAAAATCACAGTACTGCCGTACATCACAAAAACTTACACAGCGCGTATTCACTCCAGGCCGGTGAATGATTTCCAGCCCCGGCTTCAGTGCTGCATCTGCATCTTCTTTTAGATAAAAGATCTTCGTTGCACGCTTGGCGCCCGCCTTCTGCAAGGCCCATGTCTCAGGCTTTGCCCATCGTTCATCAGGCGTACACAGCGGTGGATCTTCCATGACCGTGGCGGCGTGAAGGGCGATGCGTTGCTTGATGAATGCGTCTTGCTCTTCAAACGTCCACAGGGGTACATCAATCTGAACGATAGGTGTCTCTGGGTAATCTTGCTGCCTGCCTACATTGCGTCGAGCCCAATCCCGCACGATGGCGTTGATCTTCAGTCCTGATACGTCATGGCCATGGGCGCGTACAAGGTAGGCATAAAGGTTAAGCTGGTATTCCCATTCAATCTTTCCTGACATCACGGCAAAGCTTGATGTGACCTTCCAGTCCTCGATGATCCGGCCATGTGGCGTGACTACTTGGCGGTCGATGGCGCCAGAGATCTTCCAGCCGTTGATCTCTTTGAAGTACCGCTGCTCTTTGATCACATCATCTTCAGAGTATTTCTCAAGAATGAAATGCACAGCCGTTCCAAAGAGGGAGAACACCGTGTCGCTGATGTCTTGCTCCATCTCGTCGAAGTGCTTGTGCTTCAGGGCGACGACCCTGGGACTGTCGATCAACTCAGTGACTGATAGCTTGGCGTCGCCCTTGCTGTAGTTCTTGCCACGTGCAAAGCGCATGAGCACATCAGGCAGGTTGTATTTGTTAGTGATGATCATGGCTTGGCCTTTTCAAACTCCGTAATGACCGACATAAGAACTTGGAGGATCTCTGGCTCAGGCGTCTGAAGGTAACGTTTAATCCAGAAGACCATATCCTCAGCAACCTGAATAGCTTCGTATAGAGCTTGCTCATCAGTCATCGATCCCTCCGCTTCATCATCTCGTCCGCCACAAGGTAGGCGATATCAGCAAAGGCAACCTCTGGTTTCTGGCTAGGCATCTGGCCCCAGTTGCCTGCGAAGATGCCGGTGATAACCTGGCCTGCGAAGTAATCACGCATGGTCATGCCAGCGGTATTGGGTTCGTGTAGATGTCCAATGTCATGGGGGAATGCGTACTTTCTCACTTGCGTCTCCCGATATTGAAGTAAGCCTGTAGTGCTTTCACGATCTGAATGAAATCGCCCAGGTTGTTTGCGTTCTTCAGATGATCAGCATCGATGTCATCCCATAGCTCCTCAAGCTCATCCAGGGTCATGGGCTTTAAGTCATCACGTAATAACTCAAGCTTGGCCACAACCGCTTTTAGGGCGGCGATCTGCTGGTCAATGATTTCGTGGGTCAGCATGTCAGTAACCAGTGGGCATACCGGCCCGCACCCACATACCGAATTGATAGAAGATGGTCACGAGCGCAACGATTAGGAGTGCGTTCAACGCTCTTCCCCATCGTCCGTACCATGTCCAGCCAGACACTGGGCGATTGAGGTAAATGTCTTGGACCCAGAGCTGGTCTTGGGTGATGGTCGTTTGCCATGCCGGAGGTGGCTTAAGATAATTCGCTCCGATTCTTGGCCGCTCGGGACGCAGGGTGACGTTACCTGCTTTATGGGTAGCAGGGGCTTTTCGTCTTCGGGTGACATAGAGCATGTTTTGTCCTTATTCCATAGTGAATAATTCAATCGATAAATACGGCGCTGTTCTTCGCTGACACGCAAAGGTTCTTTGCTGCTAACCGCCATCCTGACGCGACCGTCATGCATGAACCTAGATAACTTGTTACGCAGCCAGCCAGGATCTAAGTCCAGCCAGTTACAGTAGCTCTCTAGGTCTTTGCCAAACAGGAAATGAAACGCACTGCGAGCATGTTCATCAAGACGGTAATCTTCGACATCACGCTTGCGCTTGGACGGCGAGCCTATGTAAATAGGCATACGACACGTATCAAGAATGGCACAGTTAACAACAGCTAATAAGACTCTTTGTTCGGGGATCATTGTGTTCTCCAGTAGAACAATGGTACATTATGTTCACATCGTATTGCAATACATCAGAGGGGTATCCGACAAATGGCAATCAATAGCCGACAGAAGGGAAGACGTGGCGAGTTAGAGGTGGCTAAGTTAATTTCGACCGCCTTGGAAATGGAAGTGAAATTGAATTATGACCAAGCTGCGGCCGGTGGTTATGATATGAAAGTATGGGGTTGGGCGGTGGAAGTGAAGCGAGCCGAGAACCCTGACTGGCGGGCGTGGCAGCGACAGGCCCTGACATCAGCATGGAAGGATGGTCTGATGCCTATCCTTTTTCACCGTAGGAATCACGCAAGATACTGGGATGTGCATATGCCGATCAGTGTGTTCCTGGTGGTGTGGGGCGGGCAAGGTCCATTTGATGAGAATGATTGGATGCAGGTATCGTTTGATGTAGCGATAGCAACAATGAGGATGACCCATGGATCCACGTATACGCAAGATGATCGTCAACGATATGATCGAATCCATACCTCAGCACCTCAAGCTTGAGGTAGCTACAGAGGTGGCAGAGCGCCGAGCCATGGAGTTGCAGATCCGATCAATCAAGTTATTGGCTGACACCAAAGCCTTTGCCGCATGGCTCAGGCAGACTGGTTTGGACAAAAAAAATCCCGGTGAGGGGCCGGGATAAATCTTACGGGGTGGTAAGACAAGGAGACACACACGAACTTCAGGGATTAATGTAGCACACATTAAATATTTTGTGATACTCTTGGGTTGTTGTCGTCGAAGTCAACAAAGATGAAGGCCACTTACTCATGCGTCTGCCCCTGCTCCACAGGGGACTTCGACCAGGCGCAGCAGTAAGTGGCTTTTTGGTTTTTTGCACGACAGCCGTACCCCGAGCGTTATCAAGAGCCTGCATGGGCTGCGCGGGAGGAAACACCGGCTAACTTTAACCCCAGTAGCAAGCCGTCCGAACTTTCAGAGAGGTATCGGGCAACACGTTCGTGACAGCGGTGAAGACAGCACGGGCATGGATGAATCTCTGGCTTCTGGCAGCGCTAGGAGGAGCATCAAGTGCGCCTCTGGGCGAGGGTGAACCCCGGGCTTCACCCCTGGGGATGCTATTGCGTAAATGTTATACAATGCAGAACAACCGTTCATCAACCGACAAACGGTCATTGATTTTTACGCCACGGTGAAATGACAATAAGACTTTTACGGAGATCACCATGGATGAAATGATTGAAACGCTCATGGCACAGAACAAATGGCCATTCAAATTCCACTACACAGAAGACGGTAAGGAACTGACTGCACCGCCTGTTGAAGAGCCACCGATTGAAGAGGCGCTGTTCTGATGCTCTGTCCTTACTGCACAAAAGGAGATGGTGAGGGTAGCAAGACCAAGGTTCTTGAAACCAGGATGTACTGGGACGAGACTGGCAAATACTTTTTCATCGAGCGTAGGCGTGAATGTTTGAGATGTGATGAGCGATTCACCACGAAAGAACGATCACCGAGAGTGAGGGATAAATGACACCAGACGACATTATCAAGATGGCAAAGCAGGCTGGGCTTGATCCTGACCTTTGGAATTACACCGATGCGTTTGAACGCTTTGCTGCACTTGTCGCAGCACATGAAAGAGAGGCGTGTGCGAAGGTGTGCGATGGTTGGACACACGCCGATGGGGATAGATGCGCCGAAGCCATCAGAGCAAGGGTCGATCAGTGAAAAGGCAAAAGCCTGGTGCTGACTTCGTGGCGGAGCAAGCCAACAGGATGTATGACCTGTTACGCCAACGTGCAGCCCTGCCACGTGAGGATCTGGAGTACGTGGTGGATGCTGTTGCCAGGCTCAAGGATGAACGATTAAAAGCTTGCGTGGCGGATCTCATTGGATGGGGTGATGAGGAGCGGGCTGAGATCGAGACGTTCGTGGCTATTGCTATTGAACTCATGAAGCGCACCAGCGTATCGACGTTACGGTCATGCGCTCGTACCGTTGAACTCCGTCATCTGGCCAAGGAAATCGACCGTTCATCGACCTGACGAACGGCTATTGTCACAACGATAAAACCAGCAGCACAATTAAGTTTTACAGGAGAAAACACATGCAACTAGAATCAGTTTACAAACTTGGCAGGGACCTTCGCACCGCTGCCCGCACCATGTCCGATGATGAAGCAAGGTTCCTTGTTGATTACTACTACATTGCCCAAGAAGATCGTAAGCGCAGCACCAATCAAGTCCGTGCATTGGATCAATCACAAGAGCCGAATGGCGTGATCAACTGGCTTGCTGATCAAACAGGTAGCCTTGAGAGCGAGATCAAGAAGGCACTAGATTCCTATACCGAGAACCACCCCATGGGCGCGTGGATGCGTCAGATCTACGGCATTGGCCCTGTTATTTCTGCCGGTCTGTTAGCGCACATCGACATTACCAAAGCGCCTACGGTTGGTCACATCTGGCGTTATGCTGGCTTAGATCCCACAAGCAAATGGGAGAAAGGACAGAAGCGCCCATGGAATGCAGGACTGAAATCACTGTGCTGGAAGGCTGGCCAGTCATTCATGAAGTTCAGCAACAGGGAAGAGTGCTACTACGGCCACGTGTACAAAGAACGTAAGGCCTATGAAATTGCACGCAATGATCGTGGCGATAACAAAGATCTAGCCGAGCAGTTGAAAGAGAAGGTTGGCAAGACCACGGATGCCTACAAACATCTGTCCAGTGGCGTGCTGCCACCCGGTCAGATCGATGCACGGGCAAGACGTTATGCTGTTAAATTATTCCTTTCACACCTGCATGGCGCATGGTATGAAACGCATTTTGGAACGAAGCCACCATTACCCTATCCGATAGCACACTTGGGTCATGCACACTTCATTCCTTCACCTGTTTAACCACAGCAAATGAGAGAACCACACCGCTGAAGTGAGTCAATCGATAAGAGAGAACCAGCAAGCCCAAACGAGTCATCAATTCAGAGAGATCCAAAAACTTGGAACGAGTCAAAGTGGCGAAGAGAACCAATGCGTCAGAACGAACCATTTGCATGCAGAGAACCAGGTTTGGTAAGTGAGTCAAAGAGGACGAGAGATCCAGTCATTCAGAGCGAGTCAAAAAAAACGAGAGAACCATGTCATTTGAACGAGTCATAGACAACGAGAGAACCTGTAGGTAAGAACGAGTCACCCATGAAGAGAGAACCACTAACGAAGAACGAGTCACTACAGAAGAGAGAGCCATGAAGTCAGAACGAGTCATACCACGAGAGAGAACCAGGAAGCCCGAACGAGCCAAGGTCAGTAAGAGCACCAGGGGTTAAGAGCGAGTCATGATGCTGAAGAGCACCAAAAACGATTGAACGAACCATACCTAAGGAGAGAGCCATTTATGGGAAGTGAGTCAATTACCTGGAGAGAACCACCCGCATGGAACGAACCACCCTTTGCGAGAGAACCACATAGGGAAAGTGAATCAAGAAGGAGCGGCTGAAACAAGAAGGGCCGCAAAGAGAACCAGACGGAGTAAATGAGTCAACTTCTGCGAGAGAACCAAGAAGAGAGAACGAACCACAAACCTGAGAGCACCAGGGGTGAACAGTGAGTCATTGAACACGAGAGCGCCATAAGACAAGAACGAGTCACCAAAATCGAGAGAACCATAACTCTGGAACGAGTCAATTTTTTTGAGAGATCCATAAATAAGGAACGAGTCAGTCTAAAAGAGAGAACCACTCGCAAGGAACGAACCAAGCAAGACGAGGGAACCAAGCTGTTAGAGTGAGTCAGAGGAATTAAGAGCACCAATAAACATGAACGAGTCACAGCTTCAGAGAGATCCGCACCACAAGAACGAACCACGCTTGAAGAGAGCACCATATAAATAGAGTGAAACCCCCCAACTGAGATCATTATGGAAAGACACCCACTATCAGCAGCATTCCCAGACATGGACGAGGAAGACTTTCAAGAGCTTCTGTCCAGCATCAAGGCCCATGGTCAACGTGAACCCATCACCCTCTTTGAGGGCCAAGTACTGGATGGATGGCACCGATACCGCGCCTGCCAGCAGCTTGAGATAGGACCCATGACCACGGAGTTTGATGGCGACGACCCTGTGGCGTTCGTGATCGACCTGAACCTTCAGCGTAGGCACCTTTCGCCCAGCCAAAAGGCGCTTGCTGTGGTGTCATGTAACACATGGCGGGGTGTGGGCAAGCCTGTAATTACGCCACGTGGCGTAATTAAAAGTCATCGTGACGACAATTCAACAAGCGCAAAAGACATGGCCAAGCGTGCCGGTGTCGGTGAGCGTACTGTACAACGCGCCAAGGAGGTTGTGACCAAGGGCGACAAGGACACGGTGGAGAAGGTCAAGAAGGGCGCCATAACCCTGTCACAGGCACTTAAAGCCATCGACAAGGCAGATCCATCAAACGCCCCGCCAAAGCCCATAGAACCGCGCCTGCCGGCCGCTGTAAGCCTTGAGAAGTATCAGGAGCTATTCAAACAGCATGAGGCCCTGAAGGCCCTGTATCAAGAGCAACAAGACAACGCAGCAGAACTGGCCAAGGAGGTCGAGATACTTGAGGCACTCAGGGATAACGAGCACTACCCCAAGATGCGAGAGCTACAGGCAACGATTGACAACCTGACGCAGTCACGGGACAAATGGCAGAACGAATGCGCCGAGATGAAGAAGCAAGTTTTGTACTGGAAGAAACATGCTGATCGAAAGTCTGCGTGATTACCAAGTCAAGGCACTTGAAGAGCTAAGGAATGGCGTACGCCTGGGTAATCGCTGCCAGATCCTGGTGGCGCCCACTGGCGCAGGCAAGACAGTAAGTGCGTCTTACTTACTCAACGAGGCAAGGTCCAAGGGTAGCGTGGCATGGTTTATCTGTGACCGGGTGTCACTGGTTGATCAAACCTCCGCCACGTTAGATCGATACGGTGTGCCACATGGCGTGATTCAGGCAGATCACTGGCGCTGGAGACCATACGAATATGTGCAGGTTATATCAGCACAAACATTATCTCGCCGGAAAATAGATAATCCACCAAAGTTAATTGTTATTGATGAATGTCACACGGTATTTAAATCTGTAGCGGATGCAATTAATAGATTTCCAGATGCCATTGTTGTTGGATTAACTGCCACGCCATTTACTAAAGGGCTCGGAAAGATATTTTCTAATATCGTTAATTCAACCACCACAGATAATCTAATTAAAGACGGTTGGTTAGTACCCGTTAAAATGTATGTAGCGAAAAACTCCATGGATATGCGCGACGCCGAGATTAAGTTTGATGGCGAGTGGGCAGAAAAAGACATGGAAAATCAAGGGATTAAGATCGTTGGCGATGTGGTCTCCGAGTGGAAAGAGAAAACAAATAAACATTTTAATGGCCCAGCTAAAACGATTGTATTTAGCGCGACCGTTGCACACGGCGATGAATTATGCAGGGAATTTCAGAAGGAAGGTTATAACTTCCAACAGATAAGTTATAAAGATGGTAATAATGAAAGACGCAGGGAATTAATCGAGGAATTCAGAAAACCAGACAGCGAGATAATCGGATTAATATCTTGCGAGGCACTGGCAAAAGGTTTTGATGTTACAGATATTAAAATCGGTGTGTGCGCTAGGCCATACAGAAAATCATTGTCGAGCCACATCCAGCAGATGGGTCGCGTCATGCGTCCGCACCCCGGTAAAGAGTTCGCCATTTGGCTAGATCATGCAGGCAATCTATCCCGATTCTGGGAGGATCAGGTGGATGTATTCCAGCATGGCGTTGAGTCATTGGATGATGGCAAGCTGGATGCGAAGGTAAGGAAAGAGAAGACCGAGAAAGAGAAGGCAGAGATCTCTTGTTCATCATGTGGCTACATGTTCAAGGGGCGTGTGTGCCCCGCGTGCGGAACCGAGCGGCGCAGCAAGATGAGCGAAGTGCTCAACATAAGTGGCGTCATGGAGGAGTTCGGATCGGTCAAGCCCAAGGACTGGATGTCGGACAAGCGGCTGGTGTGGTGGGAGATTGTTCAGATATCCAAGGACCGAAAGCGTGGCGATCTGGCGGCGGCCGAGCGATTTGCCAAGGCGCAATACAAAAACCTGACAGGGTCATGGCCTAATTGGAAGTTTCATGACGCTATGCCTGTTGAGCCACGGCTAGTGACGGTCAACAAGATCAAGAGCCAAGTGATTAAGTACGCGAAGAGCAAGTTTAGGAGGCTGGTATGAGTTTTGTGGCGCACGCACAGGCCCATGGGCTAATGATTAACTACGCAATTCCGGATGGGAAGTGGCACCGGGTACCCACTACTGACAAACCAAGGAAGCGCAACGGTGCGTACGTATTCGATGGCAACAGCGGAGTGGTGAAGAACTGGGCGACCATGGATACGTTTGCCCGGTACGGTGAGAAGGTCAACCAGATCATTAAATACTTTGACGATTCTGAAGAGCGGATCAAGCACGCACGGGCGGCAAAGCAGGCGATGGCGTTGATCAAGAGCGCAGTGGTGATGAACCACCCGTACTTGACGGCGAAGGGATTTCCCAAGGCGACTGGCTTGGTCGTTGGTGAAGAGCTCATCATCCCCATGAGGGACTATAAAACGCAGGCGATCACGGGGGCGCAAAGGATCAAGGGCGGTGGTGAAAAGCTGTTTATCCCTGGCAGCCGGGCCAAGGGGGCCGTGTTCGTGATTGGCAGGGGGTCGGAGTCGTGGCTGGTCGAGGGCTACGCTACGGGGCTAAGCGTGGCGGCGGCGTTGAAGCTCATGTATCGGCCGGCTCAGGTGGTCGTGTGCTTCAGCGCGTCGAACCTTGGCCATGTGGCGGAGCGTATAGGCGGCCGGCGGTTTGTGGTGGCGGATCATGATGGGAGCGGCACGGGCGAGCGGGTGGCGGTGGCTAGCGGGTTGCCGTGGGTTATGCCTGAGATGGTGGGAGATGCTAACGATTTGCATCAATCGGCCGGGCTGTTAGCGGTTCGGTCAATGCTTTCGGGTCTGGTACTCGGCAAAGCTGGCAGCCAGTAAGTCGGCGGCGGTGTGCTCGGGTATGCCCCACAAGCGGCAGTGCATGGCCATTGCCTGAGCCAGTGCGGCGGCGGCGTGCGCGGGGTGGTCAAACAATTCGGGCAAGGCCTCCATAATGTCGGCTATGCCCGTTTGCATGTCCATATATTCCGATGGCTTCATGCGTCCATCATATACGACTAAGCCCGAAAAAAACTAGGTAATCGGGGCCATACACTAACCCAGCGGGACCGTCCGGGGTTATCCGTTGGGCTTGGGCCGTGAGCATGGCGGCGTGTTGTAAGGGGTGGCGGTTGCGTGGCGTGTTGAAAACTTCAAAGTTTTGCTTGTTGCTAATGCTTTGCCATTGTCGCTTGGCCCGGTCAAATTCCTGGTAAGGGTTGCCATCGGGGGCAATGATGAAAAATGGTTTCATGCGTAGGCCTTTGCGCGGGGGCCGTGGATGATAATCGCCACACTAGCGGCGGCGGGTTTAAGGGCTCCATCGCAGGCGCGGCAGTCGATACATTTGCGGCCGTTAATATCTGAGGGGCAAGCGATTTCGTTAGTCGCTAGCGGTTCATCCTGGCGGCGTATGCGGTAGGTTCTCCAGCCCATGGCACGCGCTAAGTCTTGATCCTCTAGGCTCTCCACTGATGACATGCAAAGCTCGCGCATAGGCTGAGCCCATGGTTCGCGCCATTGATGGGTGTAACCGGTCCAGCCGTCCGCGCCTTCCAATACTCTGAGCCAGTGCTGTAAGGGGATCATCGCAGGATCACCGGCCGCGCCCATACGTACAACCCGGCCGGATACTATGCGGCGCATCATCGCAGGCTTTCGGCGTAGATCGATGTATCCGCCTCGGTGGTAGGTGTTCCATATATTCAGCGGCGCATGTCCCCAGTTCACATAGCAGGGGCCGCGCACTGGACAATCCCCACAATGCGAGCGGTCGGCACCGGTACGGCGTGCCATAGTGGGGCTTATGTCCTCTCTGATAATCCACGTCTGGACCATGTCGCCGGTCTTGCGGTTTTCTGACGCAAGCGTGGCGATTCCGATCAGCGGTGCGTTATCGATGGGGCTCTTGCCCCTATAAAACAGAAAACCGTTCATTGTTTGCCCTTTACTAGTGCGCGGACCAATTCAACGAGTCGCGGCAGTTCGCACTCATATGCTTGAAAAACAATTCCTCCGCCATAGGCGCGGTTGTGGTACTTGCGTCCCCCTAACTTGTTGGCGGCTTTGATTACGCGTTGATATCGTTCGGATATCGTCATGGCGCCATGGTCGGCGCCTTCAGGCTCCAATGTCAAAAAATGGATCACGTGGCGCGGGTTGCCGTTGATGTCTGATTTGATTCTCTGAAAGTCCATGATTAACCCCTAATTCCTTTTTCAAAATCGGTTGGTGGATCGAATTGAGCGATCAACTGTCGCGCAATCGTGGCGCATGGCCAGCGGTCTTCGGTGGACCCATTGGCAAACTGCAAAGCGTCATGCTCGCGGACCATTTGCCTGAGAGCCAGTAGCAGATTAGGCGCTGCTGCAATCAATCGAGCGTTATCCTCTAGGTCACTTGCTGCTGTGCTGTTTTCTAACGCTGATAAGTGGGCAACCTCGAAGCCTTCGAAATCGACAATGATTGCCTCTGGTGCTTTTGGGTTGATGTCATAGAGCCATGGGCCGAGTGAGTGCATGTTTGTGTCCTAAAGGTTTGTCGTCTGGTTCAAATGGTGCAACAGCCACAACAGGGAGCGTCAATACAGCGGCCGGCTCGGTTGCGGTAATAGTCGCGGCCACCGATCACGATATGATCAACGCCTGCAAGCGTGGCGGTCTTGGTGCGCGGGTTCCAGAGAATCCGATCACCGGGTTTGATGGGCTGCCCGGATCGTGCACAGCGGCCGGGTTTGCGTGCGGTCATATTGATCATGGCGGTTAGTCCAAGTCGAGGGCCATCTGGCCACGGTTGCGGGGCTGGCGTGGTCGCCATTCCTCAGCGTCAATAATTTCCTGGTCGATAATTGCAGGGTGCTCAAAGCTGTAATCAAGCCCTTCGATTACCGCATCAATATCGCAATCGTCTTGGATGTAGAGCGCGACCGTCACATGCACGATTCGGCTCATGACTGCACCTCGATAGGCTCGAACCAAGCCAGCAGCCAGCAGCAGGAAGGAAAGCCGCGGGAGTCGTGGCGTAGGTGCTCGGCGGGTTTATCAGTACCAAGAGGGAAGTTATAAAGCTCGGCGCATTCAAAGCCATGGGCTCGCATGGCTTGATCGGTCACGGCGAAGCTATCGCGGCCGATAGCAGCCACAAAGCCTCTTCCAACGTGGCCCTGGTGCATCATCGAATTGCATGCTTCGAGGTCTTTCATGATGGATAGGCGCTCGGGCCATGTGCGCTCGGTGTATGGTTTGTTCATGCTGTCTGCTCCAGTTCAAGAGGAAGGGTTACATCATCACCAAGCCCGATTAGTTCATTGGTTTTCATGCTTGCCCCCTTTCCGCTAGCTGGCGATTGAATCGGCCGGTGATTACAACGCGACCCCAGTCGGCCGGGTAGCATCGCGCCCAGTCCAAGGCTTCGCGGTATGTGTGCGCCTTGTGGGTGTATGTGCCTTCAGTCGATAGCACTCTGACGGTAAAGGGTGCCAGGGTTAAAGCTAAGCGGTTAAGTCGTTTCATATTGGTTCTCTCTGGTTACGGTGCAAAGCGCACCCAAAGGCCCCCAGTGGGGGCTATTGGCTAGGCTCTGGCTAAATGCAAGCGGCGATGGATTCAATGAAAGCATCGGCGGCGGTAATCTCACGGGCGATCATGTCAGCGTAATAGGTGGCTTCGTGGTCCGTGGCGCGGCTTTTCCGGGTTAGGTCGATTAGCTTGTCTGTGTGATAGTTGCAGAGGGAGCCATAAGCGATCAAGGCCCCGGTTTTCGCAAAGCCAGTATCGACTAGGGCTCTGATGCGATCGTTTGATTTGATACGCTGAGTCATGATTCCGTTAGGGTTGAAAGCATGAAAGCGGATTTTGTCGATATTGCTCCAGCTATTCTTGCAAGCGGTTGCGGTCCGTGTGATGTATTGATAGCGTGTCATGTCATAAGCTCCATAGAGTAGGCGCAGGATTACGCCTCACAATATACACAACGGCTATCACCTATTGTCAGTTTACACAAAACAGGGAATAACTGATTGATGGTAGGTTCTGGCAGCCAGGCGGTTGACTGCGACCGATAAGCGGTTAGAATGCGTTCTTATTTCGTTCACATAGGCAAGCATGGCAGCAGAGTTACCAGAGGCAGCAGTCAGGGCAATAGGTAAAGGCATACCAGCAGACAAGGTGCTGCTACCAGGGTTAAACCTTACGCCCCAGGAAAAAGCATTTGTCCGGGAGATAGCAGAGGGAGCGACTAAGCGCGATGCATACATTACGGCGTATGAGCCCAAAGGAAAGTCACGGAGTACGACAACGTCAGCCTGGCGCGTGGCAGAGCGTGAGAATGTGAAGCAAGCCATCGCGGTGCAAGAGGGGATCCAGCGGTTGAGGTATTCGCAGAACCCCCTTCAGATAAGGGAATTCGTGGTCGATTCGCTCCAGCATTTAGCACGGACCGCCAAGCGTGACGCGGACCGGCTCGCGGCTCTCAAGATGCTAGGCCAGCTTGCGGACGTTCAAGCCTTCGAGACTAAGTCAGTGGTCGAGCACCGCAGTGGCAATGATACGCGCCAGCGGTTGGCAGACAAGCTAAAGCGGTTGACGATCGACGTTGACGCACGCCAGGCTAGTGATGGGGAGGGGGAGGAGGACCCCACCCTAGGGGGGGAGGGCCAAACAGGCCGGGTGCCTGGGGGCGGCGCTAGGTCTAATAATCCACACAAACAATCCGCAGAAAATTTAAATCCACACGAACAATTTCCCAACTCTACCGATGACCAAGAGGGTACCCCCTACGAAAGTTCTAATATCACGCCACGTGGCGTAATTACAGGGGAAGAGGCCCCCTATGAAGAGGAAGTGGGTTCCCATACGGGGGTAGGTAAAAAAAAGAAGGAGAGGCCTATATGGGAGGATCCGAAGAGATGGTATGCGGAGACGATGGGGGAGGTGCCGAAGATTGAGTGGGCACCGAGGGAGGATGCTAGGGAGGAGGTACAGAAGAGGTTGAAAGATGACGAAGGCGGAGGCTAAGGTATTTTTGGCGGTGAAGACTTGGTGGGAGCTATATCATTTTTCGCCGACGTATGACGATATACGGTTTGTGTTATTGCAGGAGAGTAAGAGTAACGTGCATAGGCTTGTAAGGAGTTTATGTAAACAGGGGTATTTGAAGCGGATACCTGGGAAGTCCAGGAGTATTAGGGTGATTAAGAAGAAAGATGGATCTTAGGGCGTTAGCTAAAGCGGCGGCAGGGAAACTTCATTTATTGACGAGTGAAGAGCAGGAGCTATTGCTTAGGGAGTTAGAAGAATTAGAGAAGGAGGAAGAGAAGAATAAGGCGCAGCATGAGTTCATGGGGTTTGTGAAACAAATGTGGCCGGGGTTTATACCGGGACGGCACCATGAAATTGTGGCTAGGGCGTTTGAGGATGTGGTGAATGGGAAGAATAAGCGGTTGATTATTAACATGGCACCGAGGCACACGAAGTCTGAGTTTGCTTCTTATTTGCTGCCCGCTTGGTTCTTGGGGAAGTATCCTGGAAAGAAGGTGATTCAGACATCACATACAGCGGAATTGGCCGTTGGGTTTGGTAGGAAGGTAAGGAACCTTATTGATTCAGATACCTATCACAAGGTATTTGATGATGTGAAGCTAAAAGCTGATAACAAGAGTGCTGGGCGATGGGCCACGAACAAGGGCGGTGAGTATTTTTCGATTGGTGTGGGCGGATCGGTGACAGGTAAGGGTGCTGATCTATTGATTATTGATGATCCACATTCTGAACAAGAAGCTAAGTTGGCTGCTCATAAGCCTGATGTGTTTGATTCAGTGTATGACTGGTATACGTCAGGTCCACGTCAGCGTCTTCAGCCGGGTGGGGCCATTATAATAGTTATGACAAGATGGTCGCTCAGAGACCTGACCGGGCAAGTGATCAAGGCAAGTCAGACAAGGGGCGGTGATGAGTGGGAGGTGATAGAACTTCCAGCGATATTGCCATCTGGCCGACCGATGTGGCCGGAGTTTTGGAAGTTAGAAGAATTACTGGCGCTGAAAGATGAATTGCCGGTAGGTAAATGGAATGCTCAGTATCAGCAACAGCCGACTGCTGAAGAAGGTGCGATTGTAAAGCGGGAATGGTGGAAGATTTGGAAGCATGACAGGCCACCGGCATGTGATTTTGTGATTCAGAGCTGGGATACGGCGTTTTTAAAGCACAACCGGGCGGATTTTTCGGCTTGTACGACCTGGGGGGTGTGGACAAATGAGGACGGAGAGACCAATATCATCCTTTTAGACGCCTTTAAGGACCGCTATGAGTTTCCAGAACTTAAGCAAAAGGCTTATGAGACCTACACCGAATGGCAACCGGACGTATTTTTGGTTGAAGCAAAGGCAGCCGGAAGCCCGTTGGTCTTTGAACTCCGCCGGATGGGTATACCAGTCAGTGAATACAGCCCCACCAAAGGTAACGACAAGATCGTAAGGATGAATGCGGTTGCAGATTTGTTTGCATCAGGACGAATCTGGGCGCCAGAACGTAAGTTTGCTGATGAAGTGATCGAGGAAGTAGCGGCTTTTCCTGCCGGTGAACATGATGACCTTTGCCTTGTGGCGGACACCATGATTCTTATGGCGGACGGCATGGAAAAGCGCATCGATCAAGTTAAAGACGGTGATTTGGTTGCCACACCGGATGGACCAAGGATGGTTTTAGCTGCTGGATGTACGGGATATAAAGAAACCATGACGCTTAAAGTCGGTCGATATGCTATCCAAGGAACGGGTAATCACCCGGTTGCAACCAAAAGGGGCTGGGTATGCATACAGGATATTGATCCTAATGATGCTATACTTGTCGAATCAAGACAGGAGCAGTCATCATGGTATTTGCAAGTCAAGGCATTACGTCAGAGGTTGTCGTATTTAATGGCCGCAGGTACAGGCGCTATCCAAACGCTAAGCAAGCCACACACCGCAAGTATTTTTCAAGGTCTGGGGCGCTATTACACAGGGATATTTGGGAGTTTCACAACGGGACCATACCGGCAGGACATCAAATACACCACAAGAATGGCGATCCATCAGACAATCGATTGGAAAACTTGGAGTGCGTCAGCGTATCTGATCACAAAGAACGGCACAAAGAAGAAATTATCCAGCGAGGGCAAAGCGAACAATCTATTAAGCACCTTGAAGCTATTCGACGCTTGGCGGCTGTTTGGCACGCAAGCCCAGAGGGTATTGAATGGCACAAAAAACATGCTGCAAACTCTATTGCAAAACGTGATCCCAAATGGAGAGACAAAAAGCCTTGGCTCACGGTTGCTTGTGAGGTATGCAAAAAGATTTTTGAAACAAAAAACACTCGCAAGTCTATTTGCTCAACAGCATGCACATCAAAAAAACGAAACGATAAGCAGCGAGAAGAGCAGCTTTCAAAGCCATACACATGCTTGCAGTGCAACAAAATTTATTTCACCGTCCAAAAACGAAAAAAGTTTTGTGGCCGTGTGTGCGGGCAAGCCTTCAATCGAGCAAGCAGGAAGGCAAGCCGTTTATAACTTGGCCGTTGAAGGTTCGCATTGTTATTTTGCCAACAAAGTTCTTGTTCATAACTGCGATTCCATGACACAGGCCCTACTTAGGTTTAGGCAAGGCGGGTTCTTGAGCCTACAATCCGACGACGAAGACCGTGAGTCTATTTACCGCCGCAAGGTTGCATATTATTAGGAGCCCTTATGGCTATTGAGCCTGCACTCTACCCAGCACCACTTGGCCTTGATGCCGCCATGGAAGAGCCCATGGACGTGGAAATTGAAATCGAAGAGCCAGAGATTATTTCATCAGAAGGCGTTGAGATCACACTTGAGTTAGAGCGAGATCAGCCAGAAGATCATGATGCAAACCTTGCTGAGTACATCGATGACAGGGACTTGGCGACGATTGCTTCGGATTTACTAGAGGATTTTGAGACGGATAAGTCTTCTAGGAAGGAATGGGTAGAGACCTATGCAGATGGCTTGAAGCTTTTAGGTTTGAAATACGAAGAGCGAACAGAGCCATGGCCAGGGGCGTGCGGTGTGTTTTATCCATTGCTATCTGAAGCGGCAGTTAGGTTCCAAGCAGAAAGCATTATGGAGACGTTTCCTGCTTCCGGCCCGGTGAAGACACAGATTGTTGGTAGTCTTACCAAGGAGAAGGAAGATGCAGCCGAGCGTGTCAAAGATGACATGAATTATCGGTTGACAGAAGAAATGCCAGAGTACAGGCCAGAGCATGAGAAGATGCTTTGGTCCCTGGCATTAGCAGGATCAGCATTTAAGAAGGTGTACTACGACCCGTCATTAGGCCGGCCGGTATCCATGTTCATACCTGCTGAAGATATCGTGGTGCCATTTGGCGCAAGTGATTTGAGAAGCTCACCGCGAATCACACACATCATGCGTAAGACACCTAATGAGGTGAAGAAGCTTCAGCACGCAGGATTCTGGCGGGATGTTGATCTTGGCGAGCCATCAGTTGCGTTAAGTGATGTAGAAAAACGCAAGGCCGAAGAAGAAGGTATGACAGCAACGATGGATGACCGGTACAGGATACTGGAGATCCATGCTGAATTAGATATACCGGGTTTTGAAGATACGGACAAAGACGGCCCCACGGGTATTGCATTACCGTATGTCGTTACGATTGATGAGGGTACCAATAAAGTATTGGCTATTCGCAGAAATTGGTATCAAGAAGATCCATTAAAACTTAAGCGAATGCATTTTGTTCATTATCCATATATTCCAGGATTTGGATTTTATGGATTCGGATTAATTCATTTAGTTGGTGCATTTGCTAAATCAGGTACATCATTAATTCGCCAATTAGTTGACGCAGGAACATTATCTAATTTACCGGGCGGATTAAAATCACGTGGATTAAGAGTTAAAGGCGATGACACGCCAATTGCACCGGGTGAATTCAGAGATGTAGACGTTCCATCCGGTTCAATTAGAGATAATATTTTGCCGCTTCCTTATAAAGAACCGAGCCAAGTATTATTTGAATTATTAAAAACAATTGTTGCAGAAGGTAGACGATTTGCTGCAACAGCCGATATGCAAATTTCTGATTTATCGGCAAATACACCGGTCGGGACAACGCTTGCTGTATTAGAGCGCACGTTAAAAGTTATGTCAGCAGTTCAGGCGCGTTTGCATTATTCAATGCGCCAGGAATTTAAATTACTTGCTGCAATTATTCGTGACTACACACCGACCGAATACAGCTATGACGTAGATGCTGCAACGGGCAGGATGGTTAAGCAGGCCGATTACGATACGGTCGATGTCATACCGGTATCGGATCCCAATGCAACAACACTTGCTCAAAGGGTTACGCAATACCAGGCTGTACTTCAGTTAGCCGCTCAGTCGCCACAGATCTATGACATGCCAGAGCTTCATAAGCGCATGTTGGAAGTTCTGGGCATTAAGAATATTGACAAGCTCATACCCGCTGCCAAAGCAGAGCAGCCACGGGATCCGGTATCGGAGAACATGGCTATTCTTAATATGCAGCCGGTTAAGGCATTTATCTATCAGGACCATGAGGCTCACCTCGCAGTCCATATGGCAGCCATTCAAGATCCGATGTTGCGCCAACAGGTTCAGCAAAACCCGATGGGCGGTCAGATGATGGCAGCAGCCATGGCTCACATTAACGAGCACTTGGCGTTCTTGTACCGCAAACAGCTTGAACAGCAAATTGGCGTACCGCTTCCTCCGCCTGATACACCGTTACCTGAAGACTTCGAGGTTGAGATCTCTAGGTTGGCAGCACGTGGTGCTCAACAATTATTGCAACAGCACACGGCAGAGGCGCAGCAGCAACAGGCACAGCAGCAGATGCAGGATCCGTTGGTGCAGATGCAGCAGGCGGAGTTGGCATTGAAGCAAGCCAAGGAGCAGCGTGAGGCTCAGAAGGACCAGGCTGATATTGCACTGAAAGCACAGGCTCAACAAGACAAGGTTCGCCTTGAAGAAGAGCGCATTAGAAGTATGCAGCAGATTGCTGAACAGAATATTGCGGCCAAGATGATTGATAAGGCGGCAGATATTCAGCGTGACAAGTATTTAGTTCGTAAGGAGCGGTGATGGATTTTTCAGAAGCCGTTTCACTGGAAATAAACAAGCAGATCCGCTATGCGGAGGAACAGCTTGCACAAGGAAGTATGAAGTCCTTTGAGGACTACAAGTTCGTCTGCGGTCAGATTCAAGGTCTCCTGATCGCAAGACGCATAAACGAAGACCTTGCCAATCGTATGAAGGACCATGATGACTGATTTATCTGAGGTATCTCAGCAGGAAGAAACAGCAACACAATTACCAAATCCTACGGGTTACAGGATGTTGTGTGCGCTGCCAGAAGTAGAGGACAAGTTTTCCAACGGCATTTTGAAGCCTGATGCGTTGGCAAAGCTTGAGGAGTTCAGCACGGTTGTTTTGTTTGTTATCAAACAAGGACCCGATTGCTACAAAGATCAGTCAAAGTTTCCAACAGGCCCATGGTGTAAAGAGGGCGACTTTGTTTTGGTACGGGCGTATTCCGGTACGCGATTCAAAATCCACGGACGAGAGTTCCGCCTTATCAACGATGACACGGTAGAAGGTGTTGTTGAAGATCCACGCGGTTATAGCCGCGCATAAGGGAGTTAACAATGGCAGCAGAAGAAGAGAAGATTGAATTTGAAGTAGAGGGTGAATCCACAGAAGTTGAGATCGTGGATGACAGGCCTGAGCAGGATAGGAATGCGGTTGCTCTTAAGAGTGATCCGTCAGACATACCAGACGACGAGGTTAAGCAGTATTCTGAAAACGTCAAAAAGCGGATTCAGCATCTAAAGCATGGGTATCACGACGAACGCCGGGCTAAGGAAGAGGCCCAACGGGAACGTGAAGCAGCTATTGCTTATGCAAAACAGATTGCTGATGAAAACGCCAAGTTAAAAGAGAAGCTAACGACTGGCGAATCGACGTTAATAAAGACGATGCAATTTGCCACGGAAAAAGAATTATCCGAGGCAGAGCGTCATTTCAAAGAAGCGCTTGAGAGCCAAGATTCTGAAAAGATATTAGAGGCTCAAAAAGCATTAAATGTTGCGATGTTAAAAGCCGACAGGGTTAAGAGTTTTAAACCCCAGGCACAGGAGCAGTTGCCAACACAACAGGTCCCTGCATATAATCAACAACAGAATACTTTTCACGACAAAAAGGCTGATAAATGGAAATCTGATAACCCGTGGTTTGGGCAATCAGGCGAGCCTGGAGTTGACGATGAGATGACATTTTTTGCCATGGGCCTGCATAAAAAGCTTACCCGGGAACATGGCGATCAATATGCACTTACGGATGAGTATTACGAGAAAATAAATTCTCGCATAAGGGAGAAATTCCCTGAGTACTTTGGCGTACAGGATGAGCCAGAGGAAAAACCTAAACGTCCTGCTTCGGTGGTTGCCCCGGCAACGCGTAGCTCGCCACCTAAAAAACTGAAGCTAACAGCATCTGAGGCCAACACGGCACGGAGACTGGGTGTTCCGCTTGAAGAATATGCCAAACAAGTGGCAAAACTACGTATGGAAGGAAAAATATGAGCCGCGAATCCCGTGAAGCAGTGACCCGTGACAACACGGAACGTCCCAAGCAGTGGAAGCCGCCCAGCTCATTGCCCGACCCTACGCCACGCGACGGATGGAGACATCGTTGGGTTCGGACCTCGATCATGGGGCAGACCGACGCACGCAATGTAGCCACCCGTTATCAGGATGGATTTGAACCATGTAAGTGGGAAGACTATCCAGAAGTAGCCCGAGCCCTGCTCGCAACCGGACCTCAAACCGGAAACATTGAGATTGGCGGATTGATGTTGTGCCGCGCCCCTGCGGAAATGGCCGATCAGCGTAATAACCATTACCTGAAACAAGCCAATGATTGGATGCAGAGTGTGGACAGCAACTTTATGCGAGAGAACGATCCAAGGATGCCGCTCTTTAATGAAAAGCGCACCGAAGTTCGTTTTGGTAAAAGATAAACCTTTTAGGAGTTAAGCATGGCTTACCCGACGATTTCAGGCCCTTATGGTCTGCGTCCGATCAATCTGATCGGCGGTCAGGTATTTGCCGGAGCCACTCGCCAGCGTCGGATTTATTCGTCCAGCGCAAGCTCAATTGGCTTTGGTGATCCTGTTAAGTTTGACAGCAACGGTTGCGTGGTTGTCTGCACGGAAACGACTGCTGCCCCGGCCACCGGTTTTGCTGGTGTGTTCATGGGCTGCCAGTTTGTTTCGTCAGTAACTGGCCAACCCACATTCTCACAGGCATGGATTGCTAACACTTCGGTGGCAAGCAATACCGACATCATTGCGTATATCTGCGAAGATCCAGACCAGTTGTTCCAGGTCTGCGGTGTTAGCGGAACCACGGTTGTTTCGACGACCTCTGGCTTTACGTATACCGATATTGGCCTGAACGTATCCTTGGTGGCTAACACCCTGAATACGACAACCAAAGATTCGCGTTATGCAGTGGATATTGCTTCGGGCGCAGTAACGGCCACACTGCCCATGCGAGTCATCGACGTGGTGCCTGACACGGCATTTACCTATAGCGGTACGGTTTACTACCCTGAAATCATCGTCAAGTTCAATGCAGCCCATGTGGTGCAGGCAACTGGCGTGGTGACTGGTGGTCATGCGTACAACAACCCAGTCGGACTGTAAGGGGAAACTTAAATGGCTATTTCACGCGCACAACTACTGAAAGAGCTGCTCCCCGGCCTGAACGCACTGTTCGGTCTTGAGTACGCTCGTTATGGCGAAGAACACAAAGAGATCTACGAAACCGAGACCTCTGAGCGTTCGTTTGAAGAGGAAACCAAGCTGTCTGGCTTCTCGGCTGCACCCGTTAAGAACGAAGGTTCTGCGATTGCATACGACAACGCACAGGAAGCTTGGACGGCTCGCTACACCCACGAGACCATCGCTATGGGATTCTCGATCACCGAAGAGGCGATTGAAGATAACCTGTACGATAGCCTCAGCTCACGTTATACCAAGGCACTTGCACGCGCCATGGCATACACCAAGCAGGTGAAAGCAGCAGCCGTGTTGAACAACGGATGGGCATCTACCGTTACTTACGGTGATGGACAGCCCCTGTTCTCCACTTCACATCCGCTGGTCTCTGGCGGCACCAACAGCAACACGCCTTCCACCCAGGCTGACTTGAATGAAACTTCGTTGGAAAACGCAGTCATTCAGATCGCAGCATGGACGGATGAACGTGGTCTGTTGATCGCAGCTCGTCCCCGCAAGTTGATCGTTCCTCCCAACCTCCAGTTCGTGGCAACGCGTCTGTTGGAAACCGAACTCCGTGTCGGCACCAACAACAACGACATCAACGCCATCAAGAACAACGGAAGTATTCCTGAGGGCTACACGATCAACCACTTCTTGACTGACACGAACGGCTGGTTCCTTACGACCGACGTTCCTAACGGTTTGAAGCACTTCGTGCGGACACCGATGCAGACTGGAATGGACGGTGACTTTGATACGGGCAATGTCAGATACAAAGCCCGTGAGCGTTACTCATTCGGGGTCTCGGACCCGCTCGGTATCTTTGGGTCACAGGGCGCCTAATTTAAGGCACCTTGTAATAACAGAAGGGGGTTTGACGACCCCCTTTTGTTTGTCCTATAATTCACTGTGTCAAACACAGGAGATCATATGGACACTACAAACTTACCTAAAACACGCCAAGAAGCTATGGCAACTGGCGCTAAGTATTACTTCACAGGAGAGCCCTGCAAGCATGGCCACATAGCGCCACGCAAAACAAAAGGCTCATGCGTTGACTGCCTCAAGGTTGAATGGGAAAAATCAAACGTTACTCGCGCTGATTACTATCGTGAGTACAACAAATCAGACGCCGGCCAGAAAGCAAAGCGCAAATACTACGAGGCGAATAAGGATGCTGTGATTGCTAAAGCTGCAAATAGGTCAACAGAAGAAAGGCGCAAGGCAAGAAACAAACATAAAAAATCCAATCCAGAGTTATACAAAGAATTGGTAAATATGCGTAGGCGTAGGTTTAGGCAAGCCACACCTAAATGGCTTACTGAAAAAGATCGCATGGAGATACGTTTGAAATACCGGTTAGCCTTAGAAATGACCAAAGCAACCGGAGTTAAATACGCCGTAGATCACGAGATACCGCTATTTGGTGAAAACGTATGCGGCTTGCATGTGCCATGGAATCTACGTGTCTTGACGCAAGAGGAAAACCTGCGTAAATCCAATAAGCTCATTGACACCCACCCCACAAACTGATACAAACAACATACTAGGATTTAACCCATATCGACTGGCCTAGCAGACTTAGTAGAGACGGTATGGGGATGCGCTACTACGCGGAGTTAACATGGCAATCACTACCTTTGACGGTCCTATCCGTTCACTGGGCGGCATTTATCAGCAAGGCCCGTCCACTATTGCAGAAATCACAGCAAGCACTACACTGAATCCAGTGGCCCATGGCGGCAGAATACTTTCTGTTGGCGGGTCATTAGCAGCTAACGTAGTTCTTACGCTTCCTGCAATTAATACTTCAGCTAACGTATCTTCGTCAGGTCCTGGCAATGATCCCAATACGGCCAATAACGAAGGTGTTACCTACACCATCTGGGTTCCAACCACGATCTCCACATCGTCTTTGAAGATTGGAACTAACGGCACAGACCGGTTTGTCGGTTCTATTATGAGCGTTGATACTGATTCGTCAGGTGCCATGGCTGGATTTACGGCTGGTGCAAACGATGACTTTATCAATCTGAATGGCACGACCACTGGTGGCGTTGCTGGTTCATGGGTACAGATCGTTGCGATTGCAGCTCTTAAGTACATGGTGACAGGCGTCATCAACTGTACAAGCTCACCCGCTACACCGTTTGCAACGTCTTAATAGGGGCGCATCATGGGGATGCAAACCGATGTTTTATCCAAACATGCGGCTACAAGCGGTCTGATGATTAACTATCGCACTCGCCTAAAGGGTGCGGTGGTTTTTCCGTTTACGGGTGCAACAGGTTATTGTGCGTTTGTAGATAATGTTAGTATTACTGGAACGTATACAAGGTCTACAACTACAGCAACCATAACAGCTACAAATCACGGACTGGCAGTTGGTGAGTGGGCTTATTTGGACTGGGATCTTACGGACAACCCATACCAAGTACAGACTGTTGCTGATGCTAATACCTTTACGGTGACGGTAGCCAATTCTGGTGCGACAAGCGGTAGCGTAACTGTTTGGAATGATGTTTTACTACAAGTGGATGCGTCTAATGCAACGGCGTACACCATAGTGGTTCCTGGTGAAGGAATTCTTGTAAAAACCGGTATACGTGTGTTTCTAGCAACGGATATACACACTACGGTGTTCTATGGCTAAGTCTCCTGCTTGGCAGCGCAAAGAAGGAAAAAACCCGGAAGGCGGCTTAAACGCCAAGGGCCGGGCTTCTTACAACAAAGCCAATCCAGGTAAGCCGGGTCTTAAAGCTCCTCAGCCAGAGGGCGGTGCGCGTAAGAAATCATTCTGTGCCAGGATGGAGGGGGTGAAAAAGAAGCTTACGTCAGCAAAAACAGCTAGCGACCCAGATAGCCGCATTAACAAATCCTTGAGGAAGTGGAAGTGCTAAATGGAAACGGGTGCTCTAGTTTGGAATCTAATCACATCTTTCTTCGTGGCATTGGTCATGTTCATGATTAAGATGAACCATGATGAGCAAAAGCGCATCCAGATTTTGCTCAACAGAACTCGGGAGGAAATAGCCCGTGATCACATCACTCGCGCAGAAGTTAGGCAAGATCTTGAAAAACTTATGGAACGCTTTGACTCAGGCATTGGAAGGCTTGAAGCAAAAATTGATGCCCTCGCTGAAAGGAAATGATGATGCAAAATGATCCTCGTAAAGGCCGTGGGCGCCATGGCGACACGAACTACAATCCTAACTATGACCTGGTACCCACCCAGAAAGAACGTGGTGCAATGCAGCAGGAAGTAGAAGACGAGAAGCTACGCAAGATGGACAAGCGCCCTAACCTTGGCCGCATGTTCAAAGAAGGCGGGTACGTCAAAGCTGCTGATGGTTGTGCCATGCGTGGCAAGACCAAAGGCAAGATGATCAAAATGGGTTAATTACGCCACGTGGCGTAATATAATACTTTAGTAGGGGCTAGCATGAAGCGCAAAGTCAAACGCTACGAAGTCGGTGGAGAGGTTGATTCTTACTCCGAGTACCAAGGTTTTGGGCAGGTAGGACCAAGGACTATCCAAGAAGACATCAACGCGGCTGCTGAAGAAGAGCGCAAAAAGCCCAAGATCAAAGAAAGTATCAGCGTTTCTGAGTTTGCAGAGCCTGGTGGCGCTGGATTTTCCAGAACGACGGTGAGCAAAACACCTGCTAAAGCACCGATAGTTACCAAAGAGCAGATGAAAAAAGCAGGGTTTGATAACCTACGTGATTACATGAATGCTCAGCAAGGTCTAACACGTCGCAAAGAAACGCCTAAAGCTGAAAAACCTGCAAAGTCCGAAGGTCCGGCTATGTCGTCCTTTGCGCCAGACGCACGTGCAGCACGATCAACGAACGTAAGTTATTTACGTAAAGACAGGCTTGGCAATGAGCCAGATATGTATATTGCACGCAGACGCATGAAAGAAGGTTGGAAGTCAGGCGGTAAGGTTGGATCGGCATCGAAACGAGCTGATGGTATTGCAACCAAAGGCAAGACACGTGGGAAGTACATATGATGGATAAGGTCGGCCGTGTTATGCGTGAGTTTAAGGAAGGCAAGTTAAAGTCTTCCTCTGGGCAAAAAGTTACCAACCCCAAGCAAGCAATTGCAATTGGATTATCGGAGCAAAGAGCTATGAAGAAAGAACCTGCAAAGAAGATGGCTGCTGGTGGTTATAAGGCCGGTGGTGCTGTAATGCCAAAGAAAATGGGCGCGGTTAAAACTGCTGCTCCTTCGATCAATGGCGTGGCAACCAAGGGTAAAACCAAGGGCACCATGATCAAGATGCGTAAAGGTGGTTGCGCTTAAGCTTCTATGGCAACAAGCCAAGATGCATCCGCAGCACAGATAACAGAGCTTTATAGATCCATCCTTGGCAGAAACCCTGACCAAGGTGGTCTTGAGTACTGGGATTCAACCGGCAAGAGTGCGGATGAAATAGCCGCCATATTGCGCGAAGCAAGGGATACGGCCGGGTCTGCGGAAAGTGCTTTATTTGCTAAGAACCAAGGTATTCTTAAAGATATCAGCGGACTAGCAAAGAACAATGAGCTGTCAATCACAGACATTGTTAAGTACGCCAAAGACAATAACGTATCGTACCAAGACGTTGTTCAAGCGGTAGAAGCGTTTATACCTAACGTTACCGTTGATAGCTTGCAATATGAGCAGGCAAGGCAAAACCTGTCTAAGTATGCAGACAGTAAAAATCAGGTCAGTCTGGTGGATGCCATTAAGGCGGCATCAGAGTTTGGGGTAGACACAAAAAACCTGGCGAAGTTCTTTTCGATGACGCCAGAGGTATTGGCTAATACGATCAATACCAATGCTAAGTATCTTGCTGATTCAAAGTTATTTGATACGGTAGCTATTGACCAAGTTGCTGCACTGACAGGGGCCGATTTGTCGGCGCTTAATGGCGGGAAAAGGTCGTCAGAAATAGGCGCTGCATTAGACGCAGCAAAAGACAGCAAGGGCCAGATTACCTATGCAGATGCGATAGGCGTTGGATCAAAGCTTGGTTTATCCGACGATGAGTTAGCCGGGTATATAGGTGTTAAACCAGAAGACCTTGCTAACTACAGAACGACGACGGACATTCAGGCAAAGATTACTGATGCCAAATCGGATGGCAAGCTGACGCTAGATGAAATTATTGGTATCCAAAGTGATACCGATAAAGACTTTACGCAGTTTGTGCAGGACTACTTTGCTGGCTCCGCAGAAGAAAAAGCTGCGCTGGTATCGCAACTCAATGCAAGAAATAGTTTGACGCCGGAGTTACGTGCCGCCCAGGATGCGATTGCCGGCATGGCAGACCCCAAGACAAATCAGATTGATCTTGGAAAGCTGTATGACTATGCCAAAGCTAATAACTTAAATCCGGCAGACATTGCGGGATTTGTTAACCAGCAGCCAGATGCGCTAGCACAGTCATTTGCGGATATACCGATTAATCGACGCCTGCAAGAAGCGTCAGCAGACGGTCTGAGTATTGATGAGATATTGGGCGAAGTCGGCACATCGAAGATGTCGATTGAAGACTTTGTTAACCGATACTTGGCACCGGAAAACAAGCAGCAGCTTATAGAAGCACTTAATACAGAAAGTGCATTTACGCCAGAAGAGCGGGCGCTAAGGCGAGACTTTGTATCTCTTGGCCAGCAGACGGGCATGGACAAGGCGCTTGAGTTTGCAAGTCAAAAGGGTCTTTCTGACGAAGATGCCAGCCGGATATTGGGTATTAATGCGTCAGATATAGGTTCATACCGTAGAAGCGAGTTTATTTCTCAAGGGCTAAATCAAGCCATGGGAAGTGACAATCAACTTGGTTATGACGAGATTTACAGGTTCTCAAAAGATAAAAACGTACCGCTTGATGAGCTAATTAATTACCTCGGAAACCCTGATGAACGGAGCACGTTAAAGACAGGTATTCAGAGTTACATTGATGCAGCCGAAGCGGATGCAAAGATGACGCCAGCAGAGAGGCTTACGCAGCAGCTTACTGATGTGACTGGTGGCGGTAAGCAATCAGGCGTTTGGGATAAAAACAATGGATGGGATCATCACTTGCAAAAGATGGTGAACTATCTTGAGGGTTATGGCATATCGGATCTGCGTCAGATTGGAACCAAGGTAGAAAACCGCATGGTTCAAGATTTGGCGCCAGCCATTCAGTCTGGTGATGACTTCAGGCAGGCTGATGAGATTGTCGAAAGCGAAGCGCCGTTTGTTGTGTATTACGACAAATCAACGGGCAAAGAATTACACGCAGTGCCACAGTCGCAAAATGGCGGGTACTGGGAGTTTGGATCAGAGGGCCAAGGCAAAGGAAGTACGGGATACTTTATTGGTCCGTCAAGCGGCGGATCAGTTGGCGTAACAAGCTCTTGGCGTGAGAAGTATGGAGCACAAGAATACGCACTGCCATTAATGTTTGTTGCGGCTATAGCGGCTCCTTACCTGTTACCTGAGGTTATAGGAACGGCTACTGGCATGACAGCGGCAGAGGCTGCGTCATTAGGATTATCGGCTAATAGTGGGCTAGCGGGCATTCTGGTTGAGGCAGGGATGTCCATACCGGCTGCACAAGCGGCTGCAACGGTTATTGCGAATGGGGTTTACAAAGGCGTCTCAGCAGAGATGGCTGGTGGCGACTTTAACCAAGGGTTTATTGCTGGTGGTATAGCACCATGGATGGCTCAGTACGCAACGAATTGGGCGGCAGATAATTTGCCAACCGGTACAAATCCTGCGGTGGCAAGGACAGTTGGGCTTGCAGTTGGCCAATTAATGTCAACAGGCGAGATTGATCCGAAGCAATTAGCTGCTAGTGCTTTGGCGCCACAAGCGGTTGAGAAGTTAGTGAAAGCCACGAATGGTGCTATCACGCCCAATCAAGCTAAGTTGTTGTTTACAACGCTGGCCACGGGCGGTGAAAACATCACGGCGATGGCATCAAATCCCATGGCTGTATTGAACTTTGTGCAGCAAAACAAGGGATTGTTTGATGAGATCCTGACAAACAAACCTATTTCTGAGATTGGCAAGAAACTTAATATCAGTGCGCTTGATAATTCTCAGCAAAAGTTCTTTACTGAAGATGGTGCATTGCAATACCCAGGGTCGAGATACGAAGGTAGGGAGTTTCCTGAAGTTGCAGGCGAACTTGTGCAAGGCATTCAGCGGGTTAATGAAGACGGATCTATTAGCGTAGGTCGCGACAAAGAGACGGGGCTAGAGGTTCGTCTAAACCCAGAGACCAATGAGCTTTACACCACACAGAATGTCTGGAACGAACCTGGCACACAGGTGTTGATGTATTCATCACGCTACAAGCCTTACGATCCATTTGATATTCAAGACGAAGTGCCTGCTGGTTTAATTACACAGGCCAAAGAGATTAAAGCGCAGCAACCCATAGGACTTGCAGCAGCACTTTCACCATCAACGTCGTTAAATCAATCGCAAGCGGCTAACGTTAGCACGTCAAACGCGCAGGCTGGACAAACCAATCAGCAGGTTGGTGTAACACCAGGAGCAACATCAACAACGCTTGGTAGCCAGCCAGGGGCGGATATGTCGGTGGCCGCTAATGCTGGTAAGTTTGCGACGGCCAATGTTCTTTCTGTCAGTCCCGGTACGGCTCAAGCTATTGTCACGGGTCCAGATGGTAAACCGGTTCTTGTGAATGCATCCAATCTTTCGGGGGCGCAAATCAATGCATTGCAGCCCGGACAGAATGTTGTGGTGGATACGGCAACAGGAACGATTATTGGCGGCACACCCGGAACAACCGGCACAGACCTTTCGCAAAATACTGCGGGTACTCCCGCCGGTGGTCTTGGTTCGCTAACGAATGTAAGCGGTGTTCCGTCTGGTGTAACAACAGGCACGCCATTAGGCATAACGGGCGGTGTGAATGTAACAAACGGCCCTGGTTCAAGCCTAACGACCACGGGTACAAACAATAATGTTTCGGTTAATAATCAAGATGTCAAAACTGATTTGACAGATGTTGTGATCGATCAGGATGACAAAGTAGATGTCACAACGACTGGTGGCCAAACGACTGTGCCTGGCGGACAGACAACGGTAACCGGTGGGCAAACAACGGGTCCTGGCGCAAAGGTAACGGTTCCTGGTGGGCAGACGACAACCACGGGCGGATTTGATTTCTTCTTCCCTGTTGCAGGCCAACAGCAAACCGATTACATTACCTACGATATGCCAACGGTTGGAGCCCCGGAGCTACCGGCGTATAACGCACTTAGTGCGCCAAATTATTTACGTGCAATAGGACCTTACCTACCACTTGGTATAGGCGCACTGATGGAGGCTATGAATGCTAGCAAGCAGGGGAATGGGAATAATCAATCCGTCCAAAATGCCCAAGGGCAAGCTCAAGGCACGCCGTGATGACACAGATTTCACAGAGTTCGCTAAAGGTGGACCTGTTGGTTTGTATGCGAACATACACGCCAAGCGCAAGCGTATTGCATCAGGATCTGGCGAAAAGATGCGTAAGCCAGGATCTAAAGGGGCACCCACGGCAGAGGCGTTTCGCAAGTCAGCATTGACTGCCAAAGGATAATCATGGCGTACACGACCGGCGTTACTAACTTTGATCCCAATCTAAATGAGATTGTGGAAGAGGCATTTGAGCGATGCGGTAGAGAGCTTCGGTCGGGCTATGATTTGCGTACGGCAAGGCGGTCTTTAAATCTGTTGTTATCAGAGTGGTCCAATCGCGGTATTAATTTATGGACCATGGAGCAGGGAGCCATACAGCTCTACGCTAATCAGATTACCTATCCCATTCCCATCAACACCGTGGATCTGGTAGAGACGATTATCCGCACTGGCACGGGCACGAATCAAGTTGATATCAATATCAGCCGGATTTCGGTGAGCACGTATTCAACGATTCCAAATAAGCTTGCTACTGGCAGACCGATTCAGATTTACATTGACAGACAAGGCGGTCAAACATATGTTTTCACAGGCACCCTGGCCGCAAGTATCAGCTCAACGGCTACGTCAATACCAATGTCTTCTCTCGCAGGGGTGCCATATGCAGGATATGCAAACATTGGATCGGAGACGATTTATTACTACGGAACTAGCACCCAAGCCGAGAATGTGGCAACGGGCGCATCAGCTTATGCAACGCTGGATAATGTAATCCGAGCGCAGAACAATACGACGGCTGCCAGTCATTCATCGGGGTCCACGGTAAGTAATACCAAGTTTCCTAATGTAACGGTATGGCCGGCACCCGATCAGGGATCTATCAGTGATCCGTATTACACGTTGATTTACTGGCGCATGAGAAGGTTACAAGACGCTGGTAACGGTGTTAACGTTGAAGATATTCCGTATCGTTTCCAAGAGGCTTTGATTGCCGGCTTGGCGTACAAGCTATCGATGAAAGTGGAAGGTGGTTTGGATAGGATGGGGATGTTAAAGGCCCAATACGATGAGGCATGGCAGTTAGCTGCTGATGAAGATCGTGAAAAGGCTCCTCTGAGGTTGGTCCCCAGGCAAGGATTCCTTGGGAGCGGAGGCTTCTAAATGCCTAATCAATTTGCAAGTGGCAAATATGCTATTGCACAATGTGATGTGTGTGGCTTTCGCTATAAGCTTAAGCAGCTAAAGCCCTTGGTAATTAAGACAAAAAATGTCAATATACTGGCATGTCCTGAATGTTGGAACCCCGATCAACCGCAGTTGCAATTAGGAATGTATCCTGTGGACGACCCACAGGCGGTTAGGAATCCTCGTCCCGATTCCAATTCGTATTACCAATCAGGCTATAACGGGATGCAGACCAACAATACAGTAGGAACCAACCCTTTATATACGGGCGTGCCATTAGAAGGCAGCCGTGTGATTGAGTGGGGATGGAATCCAGTAGGTGGCGCACGGTATTTTGATTCTGGCATGACGCCAAATCATTTGATTGGTCAAGCAAGGCTTGGAACGGTAACGGTATCTTAGGAGTCGATATGAAAGACGATATTAAGCAAGACAAGAAAACCGCTGCTGCTGCGGTTCATAAGCATGAGAAGGCTATGCATCCTGGCAAGCCTTTAACCAAAATGCGTAAAGGTGGCCCCACTTCAGAGATGATGAAGAAGATGGGCAGGAACCTTGCACGCGCACGCAACCAGGGATAAGCCATGGCCAAATACTCCATGAAAGTAAAAGGCAAGGAAGTCGGTCCGGCGTCTGTTTATGCAGAGCCGCATACGATGACTGGAGCCAAGGTAGTAGCCTCGCCCAATCCTGGCAAAGACATGCCTTACCACATGGTTCCAGACTGGAAGCCCACGGCTGGTGTGGCTATGAATCCTAATGTTGAAGTTAAGACTTCTGGGATTAAAATGCGTGGTACGGGTGCTGCTACGAAAGGCTTGATGAGCCGGGGGCCGATGGCGTGAACTGGGGCGAGCTGAAGGACAATATTAACAACTACTGCGAAAACATCTTTGCTGATTCGCAGTTGGCTGTCTTTGCCCAGCAGGCAGAGCAGCGTGTTTTTAATACGGTCCAATTTCCTTCATTGCGCCGCAATGTAACGGGAACGGCTACAGCAAACAATCGGTATCTCCAGTGCCCAACGGACTTTTTGGCGCCCTATTCCATGGCGGTGATTGATACGGATGGTTCGTATCATTACTTGCTTAACAAGGACGTTAACTTTATTCGGGAATCGTTTCCCATTCCAACAGGGTCAGGGAACACAGGGCGTCCTTATTGCTATGCATTATTTGGCCCTGATTATTCGCTACCCAAAGAGCTGACATTCTTATTGGGTCCAACGCCTGACTACGCGTATTCAATTGAGTTGCATTATTTCTATTACCCCACATCCATTACAGATGGAAATGTGGATGCAACGACCACGTGGCTTAGTGAGAACTTTGATTCGGTGCTTTTGTACGGATCCTTGGTAGAGGCTTACACGTTTTTGAAGGGTGAGCCTGACATGATTGCTCAAGTGACGAATCGGTACAAAGAGGCACTGGCGCTTGCTAAACGTCTTGGTGATGGCATGGAGCGCATGGACGCTTACAGATCGGGCCAGGTTCGGGATAAGGTTGTGTAATGGCCATAATCCAGACACTGACGACCAGCTTCAAGGTAGAACTTGCCCAAGGTCTTCATAACTTTACAGCGAGCACTGGTGATGTCTTTAAGATTGCCTTATACACCGCCAATGCGGATCTCGGTGCCTCAACGACTGCTTACACAACGGTCGGTGAAGTCAGTGGAACCAATTACACCGCCGGCGGCATCACGCTCACAAACATCACGCCAACCTTTTCTGGAACTGTTGCGTACTGGTCTTTTGACAATGCAACGTTCTCAAACGTAACACTGACGACCAATGGTGCTTTGATTTACAACAGTACCAATAGCAATCGTTCGGTGTGTGTTTTAAACTTCGGTCAGAACATTACGAAGACAGCATCAAATCTTGTTGTTTATTTCCCAGCCGCGTCAACCACTGACGCCATTTTACGGATTGAATAATGATTAACACCACTAAGGGCGAGATGGACGAATCCCTTCTTGAGAAGCGCGAGGGAGTGGTTGATAATGAGCATGAATACACTACGTGGGTAGAGTATTGGCATGAAGGCGAGCTTGTTCACAGGTCTGTCCATGTAACCTTAAAGCAAGCGGCAGTATTTTCAGTACCTGAACTAGCAACTTTTGGTTAATTTAAAAGGAGCCTGAAATGGCGAACACTCAGAGCATGTGTACTTCGTTTATGAGCGAGCTGATGACGGCTACTCATAACTTTGGTACAGCACCCACCCGTGGAACTAGCACTGCCGATACGTTTAAAGCGGCTTTGTATTTGGCTTCTGCAACGATCAATGCAAGCACCACGGCTTATAGCTCAACCGGTGAAGTCACTGGCACAAACTATACGGCTGGTGGTGTATCGGTAACGAATGCAACGCCTCCAACATCCACCAATGCTTCGGCAACGGCAGGTACGGCTTACTGGACGCCTTCGGCTTCTATCACGTACACCAACGTAACGTTAAGCACGGCGTTTGATGCGGTGTTGATTTATAACAGCACACAGTCAAACAAAGCGGTCAGTGTTCATACGTTTGGATCGCAGACGATCACGGCGGGTAACTTCACGCTGACGATGCCTTCTAATACGACATCTACTGCATTGCTCCGCCTAGCGACGACCTAACATGGCATTCGTTGTTGCAGACCGTGTACAAGAAACCACCACAACCACAGGCACCGGCACAGTAACATTAGCTGGTGCGGTTACGGGGTTTCAATCGTTTTCCGCCATAGGGAACGGAAACTCCACGTTTTACACCATTGCCGACCAGTCAGGGTCTAACTGGGAAGTAGGCATAGGAACGTACACCTCGTCTGGAACAACGCTATCTAGGACGACGGTTTTATCTTCCAGTAATTCTGGAAGTTTGGTGAACTTTGGCGCGGGGACAAAGAATGTCTTTGTAACTTATCCCGCAGGTAGATCGGCTTACGCAGCAACAGTACCTAGTAACGGCCAGCTACTGATTGGTAACGGCACGGACTTTACGCTCTCCACATTAACCGGTGGTGGCGGGATAAGTATTGTTAACGGCGCAGGTACTATCACGATCAGTAGTGGTGGTGGCGGTCCTAGCTATGCAACGTATACCTTCACAGGTAATGGTTCTACAACATCCTTTGATACGACCGTCAGTGGACTGACTGTTAATAATGTCTTAGTCCTTGAGAACGGTATCACGCAAGTACCGACTACCGACTATACGATCTCAGGCACAAGCGTTGTCTTTACGACTGCACCTGCCAGTGGTGTTGCTATTCAAGTCAGGGTGCTTGGCGGTGGGGGTGGCGGTGGGTCTGGTGTCATCACAGAAAATCAACGCACGATCTCTAGTAATTACACCATCACCGACGGCTATAACGGACTATCAGTTGGCCCAATCACAATCAACACGAGCGTTGCAGTCACCGTTGGTACTGGCGAAAAATGGATGATTTTGTAAGGAAACAAAAATGGCTTCTATCGTCGTTCAAGGTAACTCTAGCGGTTCTGGCGCTCACACACTTCAGTCGTCGGCAACCAATAGCTCCATCACACAAACCCTGCCTACGGTTGCAAGCACTACACTGGGTTATCTGAATGCGCCGTTAGATAGTAAGACGGCCAACTATCCGATAGTGGATGGCGATCAGGGCAAGACCATTTATCTTGCTTCTGGCTCTGGTGTGACGTTCACGATCCCTGCCAATGCTTCTGTAGCGTTTGAAACAGGTACAGTGCTGACGTTCATTAACATGAGTTCTAGCAGCCTGTCGATTGCAATCACGACCGACACGATGTATCTCGCAGGAACGGGTAGCACAGGCACAAGGACGCTGGCTCAGTACGGGATTGCAACAGCGATCAAGATGACATCAACAACGTGGCTGATCTCTGGCAACGGGTTGACCTAACATGACTGGCATCCTTAATTTATTGATTGGAGCGATGGGGAGTAAGTTCACCATCATCCAAACCTTCACAGCAACCTCAACGTGGACTTGCCCTACTGGGGTGACTGAGGTTGAGTATTTGATTGTTGGTGGGGGTGGTTCTGGTGGAGGTAATGGTAACAACGGTGGCGGTGGTGGTGCGGGTGGTTATAAAACTGGAACGGGTTTAGCGGTAACGGCTGGTTCTGATTACACCATCACTGTTGGAGCCGGTGGCGCAAGACCTGGGGAAACAGTTGGTAATGACGGAACAAACTCCTCAATGTCAGGCCCATCTCCGTTTTCAACCATAACATCACTAAAAGGTGGTGGAGGTGGTAAATATAACGGAGTTGCCGGCAACGGAGGAAATGGAACTTATGGGTCCGGCGGTGGAGGTGGGGCTGGTATACCATCCGCCGGTGGTGGTGGCAGCGGAACAAGCCCACAAGGTGGTAATGGCGCTTCTGGTACGAGTAGCGCTCCGTACACAGGAGGAGGTGGCGGGGGCGCTAATGGTAACGCAACAGGCATAAATGGCGCAGCAGGATTGCAAGGACCATCATTTGCTTCTGCATACGGCGGCGCTGGACCTGGTGGCTCTCCGTCAACAGGTTACTACGCAGGGGGTGGAGGGGGTGGAGGCGATTCCCCTGCTGGAACTGGAGGTATTGGCGGAGGAGGTGCCGGAGCTACTTCTGGACAGGCAACTTCAGGAACTGTCAATTCAGGTGGAGGGGGCGGAGGCTCCGCAGGTGGTGGACCTCCAGGCAGAGAAGCTGGCGCTGGCGGTTCCGGCATTGTCATTCTGAAATATCAAGCACCATCACAGAGTGTTTTCGTATTCAAGGGTTCGGGTAAGTGGACATGTCCAACAGGTGTGACGTCAGTTGACTACCTTGTGGTAGGAGGTGGGGGCGGTGGTGGCAGCGCCGTAGGTAATTCATATCAAGGCGGCGGAGGTGGCGCAGGTGGTTTCCGAACTGGAACAGGCTTATCAGTAACTGCTGGAACAGACTACGCAATCACAGTTGGTTCTGGGGGTGGCGTTGCTACCAGTGGAGGTAATTCTGTTTTTTCAACAATAACCTCTGCTGGCGGTGGAGGTGGAGCGTCAGCAACAACTACTGGAAACGTAACTGGAGCTAACGGTGGTTCTGGCGGCGGTGGCGGTAGTAATGCTGGAACTGCTGGGACAGGTGGTTCTGGTAACACACCATCAACATCACCATCTCAAGGAAATAACGGAGGATCAGCAACTTCAAGCGCACCAAATTATGGAACTGGCGGCGGTGGTGGAGCGCTAAGTGTCGGAGCAAATGGCGCATCAACGTCTGGTGGAAATGGAGGCTCTGCACAAACCTCTACCATAAGTGGTTCAACTGTTTATTATGCTGGGGGCGGTGGTGGTTCAACCTATGTTGGTGGAACTGCTGGTCTTGGAGGCGGAACATCAACCACGGAAAATAAGGGCGGTGGTGGGGATGGCTCTGCTAGTGCTGGAAATGGTGTTAACGGAACAGCAAACACAGGAGGAGGTGGCGGTGCGGCTGGTAATAATGCTCCTTCTGGCGGCACTGGAGGCAACGGCGGCTCCGGCATCGTCATCATCAAAATAAATCAATAAGAGGTCAAATGGAAAACACGAAGGTCTACAGGTTCCTAGGCATTGATACGGCGATGCACATGCTTCGTCCTGGTGCTAAGTGGGAAATCACAAACAATCAATTCACACGTTGGGATGATCCACGCCCCTGTCCGTCAATGGATGAGGTTTACTGGGTGATGGACAAGATCAAAGAGTTTGAAGAGTCAATCCCTACGATGTGGTTGCCAGAGCAGTTAGAGGAAATGGGCATCAAGATGAAAGAGATTGAAGATGCAATTGCATAATCTGTTTCCCACAGCGGTAGGTTTTGCCGATCTCGGTCGCCCGTTAAGCGATGAGGAGTTGTTCTTCATCCGTGAGCTTGAGACCAGACCGAATATGGGTAACACTACTAGCACTGATAACTTTGTACTTCGTAGCCCTGTGCTGACGAACCTAAGATCGTTCATTGAGGATGCTGTCTCGGAATACTTCAAGTCCACTGTCAACCCAAAGCACAACGTATCCTTGCGCGTTACGCAAAGCTGGTGCAATTACTCAGAGCAAGGTCAGTACCACCACAAGCACGCACACCCTAATTCGTATATCTCAGGCGTGTTTTATGTGCAGACCAATCCTGATGACAGGATTTATTTCTACAAAGACGGCTGGCAACAGATCAAGTTTCCGCCAGATCAGTGGAATCCTTATAACTCGGAATCATGGTGGTTTGAGGCTTACGCCGGAAGATTGATTTTATTTCCATCATCGCTTACGCACATGGTTCCAACAGTGCAAGGCGAAGATGTACGCATTTCATTGAGTTTCAACACATTTCCCATTGGCACTGTTGGCGAGGAAATGGATTTAACTGGATTGAAACTGGAGGCGTGATGGTTACTCAAGAGCGTCTTAAGGAATTGTTTGAGTACCGCGACGGATTTCTGTACGCCAAGCAAGGTTACCAACCAAAGTTCACGCCAATCACAAACCATCATCGATACATACGAATGAAAGTTGATGGCAAGGTTTATCCTTTGCACAGACTGATTTTTTTATATCACCACGGATACCTGCCAAAAATAACAGACCACGCCAACAACGACCGTTCGGACAATAGGATAGAAAATCTAAGAGAGGTAACGCAAAGTCAAAATTGTTTAAATCGACGCGTTCATGCAAACAACAAAACCGGCATGAAAAATGTGTATTTTGACAAAGCTTATAAAAAATGGAGTGTGCAAATAACCGTTAATCAAAAACGCAAGTTGATAGGTTATTTTGATGACATTGAACTTGCTGAATTGGTTGCCATCGAAGCAAGAAACAAGTTTCACGGAACATTTGCAAGGAGTTGATCATGGCTCATTTTTGCCGCATTGACGAAAACAACATCGTCCAACAAGTGATCGTTGTAGACAACAAAGACACGGCTGATGCGTTCGGCGTGGAGAAGGAATACATCGGCGCAGCCTTCTGTGAGCGTTTGCTCGGTGGAACGTGGAAACAGACTTCGTATAACGCTAATTTCAGAAAGAACTATGCTGGGATTGGCTATACGTTTGATGCAGCGCGGGATGCGTTTATTCCACCACGACCTAGCGACGATGCAACGCTTGATGAAGCGACCTGCCAGTGGATTGTGCCGAGCATAGGTGCCGATTCCGTTTAAGGATTAAGTCATGACCACAAGGATTACAAGCGCAAACATTACCCAATCAGGCACTTCTGGTATCTCAAGTGTCTCGTGGCAAGCAGTACAAACGACTGGGTTTACAGCGGTTGCCGGTAATGCTTATCCCTGCAATACGACCTCAGCAGCATTTACCGTCACGCTACCTGCTAGTCCAGCGGCAGGAAATGTTATTACGCTGACAGATTATGCGGGGACGTTTGCGACTAATAATCTGACGATAGCAAGAAACGGAAATTTAATTAATGGTAGCGCTACAAATGTTGTATTAAGCACCAACAGAGCGTCTGTTCAACTTGTTTACGTCGATGCCACCCAAGGCTGGGTTGCTTACTCTGGATGGGCTGCTACGAGTCTACCTCCGCCCAGTGTTTCTGTGGATTTTTTAATGGTAGCCGGTGGTGGAGGTGGTGGCGGATATAACGGCGGCGGTGGTGGCGGTGCTGGCGGTCTGTTGTACGAAACAGGTTTGGCTTTGACGCAAGGGGTTTCTTATTCAATAACAGTAGGAGCGTCTGGCTCTGGCGGCACTGGAAGTGCATACGCAACCGATGGAACAAACTCAACCATTTCAGGTACAGGCATCACAACCAAAACAGCGTTGAAGGGTGGTGCGGGTGGTAGCGGAGCGCAGGGGGTTAACACAAACGGTAATGGTGGTAGTGGAACTTATGGCTCTGGTGGTGGTGTAGGGCGAGATGTCACTACCGCTGTAGCGGGAGCAGGGACTAGCGGTCAAGGTTTTGCAGGCGGAGCAGCAAATCCTAGCCTTGGAAGCGGCGGTTCGGGAGGTGGTGGTGCTGGTGGCGCAGGAAATGCTTCGTCAGGCACAGAAAATGCAATCGCTCCTGCTGGAGACGGTGGCGTTGGTTCAAGCACTTATTCATCACTACTTACAATTGTTTCGGCTGGCGTTGACGTTGGCGGAACACGTTATATTGCTGGCGGCGGTGGTGGGGCAAGTTATCAAACAACAAGGAATACGGCTGGCGGTTCTGGTGGTGGCGGCCAAGGCTCTATGAGAGAACTTGGTGCTACCGGAGCAACCGCAGGGGCAACGAATACAGGTAGTGGTGGAGGTGGTGGTGGCAATACGGCTTCTTTTAAGACTGTTGGTCAAAACGGCGGCTCTGGTATTGTGATTATCAAAGCCCCACAGGCTGCTGCATCTACAACTGGTTCGCCAACTCCTTACACAAGCGGTGGTTTTTACTACTACAAATTCATCGGCAACGGCTCCATCACATTCTGAGGTAACACATGTCTCACTTTGCAAAGCTAGATGAAAACAACGTGGTGCTTGAAGTCCATGTTGTTCACAACAACGAACTGCTTGACCAGAACGGTGTTGAGCAAGAGTGGAAAGGTGTTTGGTTTCTCCAGAACTGGTCAGGCGGTTATCCGCACTGGAAGCAGACCAGCTACAACGGCAACTTCAGGAAAAACTACGCAGGCATTGGCTACACCTACGATCCCGTTCGTGACGCGTTTATCCCACCAAAACCAACGCCAGACGCAGTATTAGACGAAGCAACTTGCCAGTGGATTGTTCCTACTAGCGCGGATTCAGTAGGTGCGGATTCAGTGATTTCTATGTAACCATATGACATGTTTGGCAATTCAGCATTCTCTGAAGTACCATTCTCAGCCCTACCAGCAGCGGGTGGTACAGGGACTGCTGCACTTACAGGCGATTTAGCATCAGGAAGTGTTGGTACCGTTGCCGTTACGATTGAGGTTGCGCTTACTGGCGTAGCAGCATCTGGCGCGGTAGGTTCGGTTACTGCATCCGAATCCTTTGCACTAACAGGCGTATCAGCAGCAGGTAACGTAGGAACCGTTACCACATCAAGCACAGTCGCTCTATCGGGTGTATCTGCCGCAGGTCTAGTAGGCACGGCAGTAGCTGCGCCAAGCATTCCCATATCAGGGGTCTTGGCCTCTGGTGCAGTGGGATCTATGGAAACGCCATCAGGGGCAACGCTCTCTGGTGTATTTGCAACAGGTAGTGTCGGCACAGCGACAGTCACAACCTCTATTGGCCTATCAGGGGTTGCAGCATCTGGGGCGGTAGGTTCGGCATCAGCAGTTAATAGCCCATCCCTCTCAGGCGTATCAGGCACAGGTTCTGTTGGATCGGTAGGTATTGGCTACGGTATTACAGGTGTTACAGCTACTGGTAACACAGGGACGGTTACATCCAGTATTGACGTGGCGCTTACGGGTGTATCAGCCACGGGTGCAGTGGGTAATGTCCAGCTTATAAGCCAAGTCGCAGGTGTTCAGGCAGACGGCTCAGTAGGTACTACAACTGCCAACATTACGGTATCTATTTCAGGCGTCTCGGCATCGGGTGCGGTTGGCAATGTGCAAACACAAGCCTTCCCGCTTACAAGCGTCAGCGCCGAAGGTCAGGTAGGAACGGTTACAAGTTCGCTAAGCATCCCAATCTCTGGTGTGTCAGCAGCAGGGGCTGTCGGAGATGTCGTTAATACGGTAATCTTAGGGGGTGTTTCTGCCACGGGTAACGTCGGCACGGTTGGATTTGGTGGTCTAACAGTAGCACTGTCCGGTGTAGCAGCAGAAGGTGAAGTTGGTACGTTTACGCTTCGGTACTGGTCATTAATAGATGACACGCAGGTAGCCAACTGGACGGATATTAACGATACACAAAATGCCGGATGGGTTTTAATTAATACTGATAGTTAGGATTGGTATGGCAACGAATTACACAACCGTATTGAAGTTTGCACTCCCAACTACAGGTGAGCTGGTTGGATCTTGGGGTTCCGTAGTTAACAACCAGATTACCCAGATGGTTGAGCAAGCCATTACTGGTATAGCAACGATTAACACATGGTCCACTGCAAGCCATACACTGACCACGGCTAACGGTGCCACCTCAGAATCACGCTGTGCAATCCTTCAATGTTCGGGGGCGCCGGGGGCTGCTGCAACCGTTATCTGCCCTGCAAACCCCAAGATCTACATTGTCCGCAACAATGTGACAGGTGGCTATGCAGTAACGCTTAGAACCTCGTCAGGCACAGGAATTTCAGTACCCAACGGCAAGGTCATGTGGCTTTACTGTGATGGCACAAATGTTGTTGAGGCGACAAACTATCTTGCATCTTTATCACTAGGCACACCGCTTGCCGCATCCTCTGGAGGCACGGGGGTTTCCAATAGCTACAACATTAATCTCGGCGGGACGGTTAGCCTGACGGGTGCCTTATCCTTGCTAGGAAATGATCCGGTAACCATCAATACAACTGATACGACGAACATCACGCTTCCCACATCAGGGACGCTCATTACTGCAAACAGTTTAGATACGATTACCAATAAAGACATCAGCGGCCTGACAAACAATATCCATGATGTCTCATTGACTTCGGATGTTATTAATACATTGCCGATTGCCAATGGTGGCTTAGGTGTAACCACGGTTCCATCAAACGGCCAGATTCCTATTGGTAATGGTACGGGCTATACGGTAGCAAACATTACATCCGGCGCTGGGATTACGGTGATTGGTGGTTCGGGTACGTTGCAGATTGCTGCTACAGGTGCCTTAGCCCCAGGCGATGTGATTGGCCCTGCGTCTGCGGTTGACAGTCAGATTGCTTTGTTTAGCGGAACGACCGGTAAGATTATTAAAGCAGCCACAACCACGGGCTTACTCAAAGCATCATCAGGGGTGATTGCTCAGGCTACACCGGGGACCGACTATGGTGATGTATCCAGTGCAGATACGGTAGCAACAGATAACGCCATTGTGCGGTTTGACGGCACGACAGGGAAGTTAATCCAAAAGTCTACGGCCGGCGTAACAGATGCAGGATTCTTGACGGCTAATGGCTTGACGTTTCCTTCTGTACAAGTGTCATCTGCTGATGCCAATACGCTTGATGATTACGAAGAGGGAACGTGGACTCCGGTATTCACTAGCCTGGATATTCTAAACGGTGACATAACGCTTACATACGCCACGCTTCCAAACACAGGTTTGTACCGAAAAATTGGAGCGGTTGTTTACGTTTCTTTTGTAATCAACACAAATTCTTTGACGGTAACAGGTCCGACTTCAAGCGAACTTTATATTGAAGGTTTGCCTTATATCCCAATTTCTGGCTTCCCTCTTTCCTCCTCAATAACAAGTGTCGGGTTTGCTAACGGATGGACAACAAACGCTCCATCATTTGGTTACTTTGCATCATCTGCTGTAATAGGCTCAACCGGGGGAATATCTCTGAATTACAAGACCGCTCCTAATGCTTTGACTTCGTCTTTGATAACCGGCGCAAACCTATCAAGTTCGACATCGCTGCGTGCCAGCGGCTTTTACTTCACTGCAACCTGAGGCTTTTATGATTACCAAAGAAACTATCATTGACAAGATTGAAGTCTTGGAAAACGGCGCGGTATTGATTCGCCAAGCCACGCGGATTATTGAAGATGGCGCTGTGTTATCCAGCACATATCATCGTTCATCAGTAGCTCCGGGACAAAACATTGCAGATCAGGATGCTCGCGTACAGGCTATTTGTAACGCTGTCTGGACGCCAGAAGTAATTGCAGCATTTGAGGCTAACCGACGGCAACAGTTGAATGCAATTTAAATTGATTTGCAATTAGGGGAATATGACATGGCTTGGTCAGACGTTCTCAAAGCAGTCATCCCTATCGTAGTGGCTGCACTCGCTTGGCTACTCGGTCAGGTCGCATCTTTTTCTGAACGTCTTACAAAAATTGAAGGCACAATGCCTGCGCTGATTACCAAAGAAGGCATACCCACTGACAGCCCAATCAGCGCCGAACGACGCGCTATTCAGAAAGAGCAGTTGATGACACACATCAACGAACTACAAGTCAAAGTTCGTCTGCTTGAGGAGCGTGAGCGTATTGCCAAAGGAGGCAAGTAATGTTTGAACTTCTTGGCGGCGGTTTAATGGGTTCTATCTTCGGCGGTTTGTTTAGGCTCGCCCCTGAAGTCTTAAAGTTCTTAGACAAGAAGAACGAACGCCAGCATGAATTGAGTATGTTCCAACTCCAGACCGACCTTGAGAAGATGCGGGGCGAGTTCAAGATGGAGGAGAAGTATGTTGACTACTCGATACAGCAAATGGATACGATTAAGGAGGCGTTTAAGGAACAGGCCCAGACCGCAAAAGAGGCTGGCTGGTTCGCTTCTTTTATCACTGCTGTTACCCGCCCCGGTCTTACTTGGATTGCTTTTGGCGTATACGTGGCTGTCAAAGCTGCTGGCCTGACGATTGCATTTCAGACCAACGCTAATTGGGCTGAGGTACTAACCAAGAGCTACGACGAAGATGATTTCGCCATGTTGAACATGATGCTAACGTTCTGGTTTGTAGGACGGTCGATTGAGAAATACAACAAGTCATGAACGATGCTAAGAAGCTTTGCAAAGATGTTCTCATCAAGCCCTTTGAAGGGTTGGCAAGGCGTTTACCCGATGGAAATGTTCAATCCTATCCTGACCCCGGCACCAGAGGTCATCCTTGGACTATTGGTTGGGGGGCGACTGGACCAGACATTCAGCCAGGAACCGTCTGGACCATGCAGCAATGTGAAGATGCCTTAG